CATTTTCCATTTTAGAAAAACTCCTTTACTTTATTAATATTATATTATATGTAAAAATCTAAAAATTATTACATAAATTATTTATTTAACTCCACCTAGCCATTTACAATATCCTGTTTTAAAATTATCTGTATGTCCAACTCTGTATTGGACTAACGCCCTATTATGATATATACCTAGGCATTCGCATTTTTCTCTAGGGTTTAATAAGCCTATTTTCTTTGTGCAATCAGTATCCGCATATACATTTTCGCTTTTACTTCCATTTTGATATGTTTTCATTTCAATATCACTCCCATCATTTTCAATATTATTATTTATCGGTGTTTTTTCCTCTAAATACATTTTTATCGTATTTAAAAATCTTTCCCAGCCTAAATCAAGTGTTCTATGTGGACAATATTTACCCGACCAATCTTGATGCTTTTTAACTCTATCTATACTCCAACCATATTGCTTTAATAAATATGCTATATATTCAGCACATAGTTTTTCCGCTTCATCAAATCTCTCTCCACCTGATTTACTATAACATATTTCAATGCCTATTGACTTTCTGTTGCCATCTCCGTATCTTCCGTCCCCCGCATGATAACCATTTCTATTAAAAGGTAATCCTGTCACAATTCTTTCATTATCTACTGCAACATGAAAAGAAGTTTTTAAATTATTACCTAACATATAAGATATTTCAGCCATAGCCGACCCATCGTTATATGTATTATGAACTGTTATATATTCAGGTTGCATTTCAAAAGGACATTTTATTGCATATTTACTTTCTGGACATATTACATTAGTTATCTGCATCTAGTTCACCCCCCTCATACTCAATATCAAAACTATTTTCTGCAATGTTTTTTTCATAAAGTTCTTGACTAAATTCAACATTTTCAATAATAATATTATCTTCCATAATCTAACCCCCTTATTTTATAATCGGATTCTTTATACACCCTATAAATTCATACGAATTATCAAGTCCCCAATTACCAAATAAATTTTTTCTTGTTATATTAGCAAATGCAAAACTTCCATAATTACTTTCAGATGTATAAATAGTATTTGTGTCAATTATCTTTTCCACTATTGCAACATGTCCAACACCATCTTTTCCACTTAATGTTCCTTTTTTCCAAACCACTATGCCACCTAATGTTGGTATTTCTGATATTTGTAAACCATATTCTTTTGCAACTTCAATAAAATTCTCCGCATTAGTTATTAATTGGTATTCTATTTTATCTTTTCCAATGATTTCCGCAAATCTTCCATTTGCATAACCAACACAATTTGATAATACATTGCAATCTTTATCTAATGGATTACCTAAAATCGCATCGTTCCAGCCACCATTTACTGTTCTTATATAATACTTATTTCCTGCTTCTGGTTTAGTTGTTCTTATTGGAAATACATTTTCAATAGTGCAATTATAAGCAATTTTCTCTAAGCAATCCGTATTAAAATTATCTTGTATTTGTTCTTTCATAATTAATCACCTTTGTTATTCAATCTTTTAAATAAGTCGTTTACAAAATTAGCACCCCTTGCAATAATAATTCCTGTGAAAACACTACCGACATAAGGAATTATCATAGAGATTCCAACTATTGGAAATATATCAAGATTAGTTAATAAACATACTATAATTGATAAAATTAATACTCCAATTACATTGATATTAATTTTATCATTTTCCCATATCATTTTTAAATTTTCCCATATTGCTTCAACTAATATTGCAATTATAATTAATTGTGCATATTCCATTTATTACACCCCCTTAATTTTCAATTTTTGCATTTGGACTATAGATTACTTTTCCATTTTCTAACTTAACAAGCCCATTTTTCCAATCATCATAAGTTATAAATCCTATTTGCCCCAGTTCACTTTCTGACATTGTATCTATTTCATCTGCTTCAAAATGTGGGATAGTTGTACAACGGCAATTTGAATGAAAAGGCGGATAATTTATTCCAACCTTAGCATTATTTACATCATGTGCTATACCACTTACATCATAATCTAGGTTTTGACAATGTATACAAGTTCTACCTTTCTGCTCTAATGCAGACATTATCTCATATTTATCAATTCCGCTTGCCTTATAACCTGCAATTGTTGAATCATTTAATATTTTATTATACTCTGTCCTTATTAACCTCACTATATTGTTATATGCCTTTTCATTAACTCTTGGTCTTATGACTTCACTTGCAAGTTTCCTTGGATTATAACCTTCTGTCAACCCTCTTGGAATTTCCTGCTCTAATATTGTCATTAACTTTTCTGTATTTGTCCATATTCTTTGACTGTAATTTGCTTCTAAATATTTTGTTGCTATTGCTTTTTCAATTACATTACTATTTAAACCACTAAAACTACTTGTAAAACCTTCAAATTGTTGTATATCATAGATAGTTTTATAATAATTTTCTTCATAATCTTTGTATAACATATCATGTATTTGTGTATCAGTTTTGCCCGCCAATTTATCTAGTTCAAATCTAATATTGGCTTGTAATTCATCTAATCGGCTTATTCTTGCTTTTCCATATAATATTCTGAACTTTTTTAATTGCTCGGGTGTAAACTTTTCCTTTTCTCCCATTTTTAGCATTTCTTCTATATAATTTTTAAATTCTTTTAATTCTTTTCTCTTTAACAATTTTACTGCTTCATCATATGTCATACCTTCTTTAGTTGCCCATTTACCATAAAAAGCATTTATTTCTTTTTCAATTTCTCTTACACATCTTTCATAATTTACTTTTAATTGTTTTGCAACTTGTAAAGCATCTTTCTCACCAGCCGTATAACTCAATTCTGCTCTGTCTGTCCAATATTTAACTTGCTTTTCATCTGGATTTTCCGCAACACCCTTTAATTCACTTTTATTTTCGTTTTTAGCCATATTTACCCCCTAGACAATAACTTATATTACTTCATTATAAAATAGGCTTAAAATTGATTTTAGTACGTTGTTTTTATACCTTTTCGTAAGTTTTTTCAAAAATAGTTGGTTTACATGGATAAAATTCTCCGTCAATACCTTTTACTATATAATCTCCTTCGCTCGCTTCAATATCTCCTTCTAATGTATGAATAATTAACACGTCTTTTTCATATTTTGGTAAAATTAAGAAATCTTTTTGCATAAAATCTTTTATATCTTGCAAATTATCTCCTGTGTATTGCATTGCCTCAATCTCCACTGGTAATTTTCTATATCTTGCCATTTTCTTCACCCCCTGCATTTTCGCTATTATTAACGGTTTGTTCAAATTGATATAATTCTGATTGTTCCTGCTCCCTTTTTAAATCTTCTTCCCTTCTTTGTTGTTCTTTTTCATGATTTTCAACATATGGATTCATCTCATCCCTTGTTTCTTGACTTAACTCGTCTTTTAGTGTTGCTATATTATTAATTATATCAGTTTCATTTATCATCATATCTCTATCAAGTGAAAATGTAATTTGTTTTGCCTGTAATTCTTCAAAAGTTCCAAAACCACCAGCCCAACTCAACCATTTATCAAAAAAATATTTTAAATTCTTCATAAATATTCTAAATTGTGCTTCAAATCCATTACACCATGTATTTAAACTTTCATAAAATGTTTTTAATGCTTGTCCGGATGGGTTTGTTCCCAGTTGTATAGTCGTTAAATCAACTGTATGTGTATTATCTTGTATATCCTTTTTTATTATTTCTAATTGTTGGCTTATTGCGGTTATATCTGCATTTACTTTTTCAAAATGTGCATTTCCTCCTCTATCTACTGCAACAATTCTACTATTTTGAACTAGTTTTCTAGTTTTTGCTAATTCTCCCATTTCAGGGCTTACATCTTCGATAACTAAAACTGCATCTATATCATCTAATAAACTATCAATTGCTTTTGATTTCAACATATCATAATTGTCAATATCGGTCTTACATTCATTTAATAAAGGCAACTCATCTTCTGAACCCTTAAAAAATATAAATGGCACTCTGTCCCAACTTACACCCTCGCCATTTTGCTTTTTCATGTGTGTTTGTTGGATTGTTAATCGTTCTTCTTCCCCTTCAGACAGTTCAAATTCTCCATTTGTATCTGGAACTAAATCACCAGTTCCATTTCCCAAAGAATAATCAATATATTTTTCTACTATTTTCGTATCCCAAAATTCAACCTTATGTAAATCCTCAGATGTCATTTCCTTATTATATGATTTTACTATATAATCTCTAACAATAAAATCTAATTGAGTATGTGCTAAATCTTTCCATGCTGGATACATTGTTTCGGGCTCAGTTTCTACTAAATCCAATATTCCCTTTTCATTTATCCATGGATATACAAAACAAATTCCTTTATTTATAGCCTGTTTTCCTGCTCTTTGTATTGTCGCACATATATCATCAGTTAAAAAAGTTTCCCACTGTTCTTTATATTTATCATCATTACAACTTAGTACAAAAGGTTTTGCAAGTGCAAAATTATATTTTTGATTTACTGATTTTCTATATTGTGCCGTTTTACTTTTTGTATTTGTCATATTATCATTTTTTATCAATGTTCCTGTTTCAGGGTCTTTATAATCCCTCGTTTTTTCTTCAATTTTAGTATTTTGTACTTTATAATACATATCTGCCTGTTGCATATCTTCTATTATTTGACTTCCACGCCATTCTTGTAATATATTCTTTGTTATTTCCTTATTAGTTGCTCCTTGTGCATTATATTCTATCATAGCATTAATTAAATCCATTTGTGTTATATTTGGCATATTATACCTCCTTATTATGCAAATCTCATACTATTTCCACTGTCTAATTCTTCTACTATGCTTGTTATATTATCCTCAGCATCGTCATGTTCATTTTTACCTTCTGCTTGATATTCATTCATACTATTATAAAATTCCCTATATCTTACATTCCAATCCATAGGAAAATATATAATATTTTGTACCCCACTGGCATTACTTATTATTCTGGCTTCTTTATTCAATGTTTGTGTATATGGCTTTATTATTGTTTTCGTCCCTCCTAATTGTTCGTAAAACCTCTTTACTGACCTAGCCCATGCGTAACCACCGTTATTACTTTCTGGTCTAAATATAGATGGATTATATTGTAATAATCTTTTCGCAGCCTCCAGCTCCGTTATTTCTCCCCCATCTTGTGTATAATATATGTCTAATATATAGGCTTTTTTATCTGCTGTTACTCCATATATACACATACTTAAGTAATCTCCTCCGTTGGTCTGCAACGTCTGCTCTGGCTCTTATTTCTCTAAATACTATCTTTCCATCTGGATTATTTATTGTTTGTATATCTGCTGGATTATATATTAAGAAATTCTTATATAGTTTTCCTTGTATGTCTATTGGCTCTTGGTCGTAATTCGCTCTTACTATTGCTTCTCCACCATTTTCATAAGTGTGTAATAATAAATCATATTGTTCCTTGTTTAATTGTGAAGGATTTAACATTTTACCTGTTTCAGGATTATATGCTTTTTTACTAATTAATTTATACTTACGTCCCTGTTCATCTAACATCTGCATTAATCTTCCCGCTATATCTCCAGTAGCCCACCTTGTCATAACTATTATTAATTTTCGCTTGCCTTCTAAACGTTGATATAATGTATCCCTAAACCAATCTTCAAATAGTTTATTTAAATATTCTTTGTGATACGCCTCATATTTATTCTTTATTGTATCATCTAATATGAGAAAGTCACAACCTATACCAGTTGAACCACTATTTGGAGATGTTGCAAGGTAATTTTCTTCTGCATTTCCCATTACACCCCAGTTGTCTATGCTTCCGCTACCTTGTTTGATTGTCACATCTGGAAATACATCGCTAAATACTATTCTCCCACTTGATGCCTTCTCTAATATCTTATTTCTTACTATCTTACTTGAACGCCTTGAAAGTTGTGTGTTATAACAACCGCTCCATTATCTTATATTTTGGATTTCTTCCTAATAACCAATTTACCGCATTATTTACTGTCCTTGTTTTTCCATGTCTTGGTGGCATGTTTATTATTAAGGCTTCATTATCGTCATTTTCAAATTCTTGTATTGCCTCACATACTTCATATAAGTAAAAAGCAGTTTCTTCATTATAAAATTCTTCACTATCAACATATTTACAATAATCAAACAAATTTCTTTTTGCCAATTCTATTTTCATGTACCTTTTTGCCTGTTCTCTTAATTCTGGTGTTAATGTTTCTATCATTTATTTATCCTCTTTCAATAACTTTCTTAATTCCTCTGTTGTCATTCCTTCAAAAGGATTTATTTTTACATTGCTGTTTATATTTATCTCATTTGGTGTTTGTTCTCCTATCAATGCCATATATTCCTTATAAGCATTTACATTTCCTTTTACTGCTTCCTTCCATAAACCAACTCCTACTGCTGTTTTATTTGTTATATCTTCATCTGCAAATCCCAATTCTTGCATTCTCTTCTTTAACTGTTTTTCTTTCAATTTGCCATTACTGAAATTAATCATTATTTCACGCAATGCTTTTCTTTGCCTTCTTACCTCTACTGACTTTTTCCCACCTGCTGAACCTCGTTTCTTTGCTTCTTCATTGCTTAATGTCACTATTGGTTTTAAATTTTGTTCATTTGCCATCTTCCTTATCACCTCTCTTTATGTAAACTTATCTATTTTTTGCTTTATTAAATCTCTCTCTTGCACCTTTAACATTATATTGATTATCTGGACGTGTAAATAATTGATATATTTTATCTATATCTTTTTTAAAATCATTTAATTTATCATATGTGGAACCTGCTCGCATTCCTGTACTTAATTCTGTTACAGAATAACCTTCCTTACTATTTCCTTTTAATCCAAATTCCATACCCTTATATGTAAATAATCTTCCTTTTACTTCTTCTATTACATCTTTTTTATTTCTTCTTGCAAGTATTTCAAAAGTACCTCTTTTTAGTTTTATATTTCCTGAACTACTTGCTCCGTCTACCTCCCATTTATTTCTCCTTCCTATTTTTCCTTAATTGCCTATATTTTTCAACAAATCTTTTTGCTGCCTGAACGTCTGACCTACTTGGGTCGCCTTTCGATATTTGTAATGCTTGTTCATAAGCAGTTGGTTTTCTTATTTTACCCTGTTTTATTAAATTATTATATTCTTTTCTTAATTCGGCTCTTTTTGTGTCATAAACTCTAGCATTTTCCTGTATTCTCTTTACATCTCTTGACCTCATTTTTTCCGATATTCTATTATTTGACATATGTAATCCTGCTTCTGAATATCCCATAAAAGGGTAACCCTTAGAACTTAAATATTCCTCTTCTGTCATTACTCTTTGTCTACTCGAGCTACTTGCTCCACGCCCTCCCATAATTATCTTCCTTTCGTCAAACGCAACACAAGCTCTTCACGTTCGCTTTTAGCCTCTTTATTTGATATACCTACTAAACTATTTGCCGAATATTTTCTTGTATATTCATTGCCTGATATTGAGGATTTTGTTGTAACATTGTATGTTTTTCCACTTTTTGAGGATTCGATATTTACTACTCTTGAAGTTGAACCAAAATTATACATAATAATATCACCTTTTTTTAAATTCGCTACCTTTCTTGCATCTACTTCTCCTACACGTTCCAATTGAATTTTTCCATCGTATCCACGATTACTGGAACTTGCTCCACGTCCACCCATTTATTTCACCTCTTTTAACATTCTTTCTGTTATTTTATTCTCATAATATCTTACATCTATATTTCCATAATCAAAATCTATTTTACCACCATATACTAATATTGTCGATGGCTCTATTTCTTCTATCATTGCAGTTACACCATCTTGCCATATCTTTAACGCCTTTTTATTCTTTTTTACACCTATTGTACTTATACTTACTATACTTCCCTTCGGTATTCCCTTGAATGCAAATTCAAAAGTTTCTTTTTCCGCCCAACTTATTGTTGGTATTACTTTTATACCTTGACTTTGGTAATATTGTCCTATTTGCCTACTTCTGTATATATTCCATATTTTCATAGGCATTGGCATATCCATATACAAACTAAAATCAGGGCTTAATATACATTCATATTGTTTTAATATTTCTATATAATCCTCAGGCTTATTCCACAATCTTTCAAATTGATAGTCATCTAAATAAAAATGTATTCCTACATCCTTTTCTTTGCTTGTTTTAGCATAATTAAACCCAATTAAATCCGTCGGTATAAAATCATCATTCTGTATTATAGGCATTTGCCAAAAATCATTTGTACTATTATCTATATCAACTAAATCTAAATTGTATTTATTATTTGTTTTTACACGCTGATTCTCTTTAAATAAATTATCAAACGCTTTATCTAAATCAAATCCAAAATCTTGCATATCAAAATCAATTATACTTTCCAATTCAGAATAAAGCAACTCATCATCAAATCCTGTTGACATATTTAATTTATTATGTGCTAATGTATATGCTTTCTTTTGCTGTTCCGATAATCCTACAAGTCTTATTACTTCAATCTCTTTATAACCTAATTGCTTTAAAGCTTCATAACGCCCGATGCCCTTCTATAATTATATTATCTTCATCTATAGCTATAGGATCATTATAATTAAATTCTTGTATAGACTTCTTTATTTGTTCTATTTGTTTCTTCGGGTGTCTTTTCGCATTATTTTTATATTCTTTTATAGTGTCAATTAATATCATTTCTATCTGCATATATTATCGCTCCATCTCTTTGTATCTTTCTGGATTAGTTGGAAATAATGGTATTTGTATACAATCATCAAAATCAAAATCTAATACAAATCCATTTATTTTTTCATCTTCTATTTTTGCAATCGCTATTTTATACTCTTGTAATTTAGCATTTACCTTATCTTGCACATCTTTTGGTTGACTATGTAACCATCTATGATTATACCACTTTAATAATACTCCATTTTCTTCAGTTTCCCTTCCACCTTTTGCTTTTGGTATTATATGATGATATGTTACAAGTTCATTTTCTTTTCTGTATCCCATTATAGTCTGACGTTCTTCTACAGGTATACATCTTATACCTGACTCCTCCATCATACACCTATTTCCATATTTCCTTATCATTTTATCTCTTATATTCTTATAACTCACTTGGCATTATCTCCTATCCCTCTTAAATTCCTAATATTTGATATGCTAATAATCTCCACCACTTTTCATGTTCATCTAAATCACAATCTTTTGTATGCGCTTTAAATAATCCTAATTTATACAATCTATTATGTGCCTTCCATTCCTTAACCCAACTTGATATACTCCTCTTACTACAATAACCTGTTCTAAATTTAAAATCCTCTAAAGTTACTCGCATTAATATATCATCTTCAATAATATAAGAATCAATTATTTTTATGCTAATATTACTATATTGTATAGGTATATTTCTTATCATTATTTCTTGCATTTCACATTCTTTTACTAAATTTATATTATCCCCTCCAATATATAACATGATAAACATACATATAATCAATATACATAATTTTTCCATAAAATCTCTCAAAATAAAATATAGTATATATATATTATATACTATATTTCAATAAAATATTATAAAAACCACATAATTTTTAAATGAATTTTCTAAAATACAAACCCTTCATATCATCTGTTTTTTCGATATGTATATAACTATATTCTATATTATTTATAAATATTGTATATTTGGGTCTAAATGTATTTGAAAATATTATACAATCATATTTCTTTATTGATTTTAATATTGCTTTCATTTTCTTTTTAAATTCTTTTTCTGTACCTACTACCGCGACATTTGGAGAAGATTTATTATAATGATTTATTAAATCATAAAAATTAATTAAATCCTGTTTAGTTAATCTCATTTTTATTTACCCCCATAGTAAATAAATAATTTTTCTCCTTCTTTATATATTTATTATAACATATTTTACCAAAACCTAATTGTCTTGATTTATCATCTTTTAATTCTCGGTGACACCTTTTACAATATTTAACTTCGTCTTTTTCTTCCATCTATCTCATCCTTATTCTTTATCCAACATGTATATGAACAATAAAATTTATTTTTTATTTTATATACCCATTGCGGTGTTGGATATATTATTTTATTACATTCTTTACAATGCTTTTCAGCTAATACTTTTATTTTTTGATTTCCCATAAGAATATCAACTCCTATAATATATTACACAATATGTAATCAATAGAATTTTCTTCATCTATTTTGCCTGTTTTAATTCCTTCTTCTGTTTTTTGTATTATTTTTAAAGTTCTTACTAATTCTCCTATTGTATAATATCCCGTTTTATCTTTATTAAAATATACTTCATTACTTTTTAGTCCTGTTGTTTTACATATATCATTTGATTTACAACTTTGTATTAATAGTATTATCTTAAAATTATTATATAATAAACTCAATAATTTTATATTACTTTCACCGTATTTGTTTTAATTGTTTTTGTAATTCATATACTTGTTTTATATCTCTTGTTATTACTTTTTCTATAAATAGAAATGTTATATCTGATATTTCTTTATGAAATGCTCCTTGCATATCTAGCACAACAAAATAACTATTATAATTGTGTTCGTTATATATATCATAATTTTTTATTTTATCTAACTCTAATAATATCTGATTATAATTTGAATTACATATATCAATTAATTTTTTACAATTTTCTCCCGATAAATTAATTTCTTTTTGTATATATTTTATCAATACTCCATCAGATAATTTATTAAATTCTACAATTTTTGATTCAAATTCTTTATAAAATTTACTTCTTTTATCAAGACTATTGTATTTGAATATAATAATATTTCCGTTTGTGTTTATTTCCTGCCAAACGTTCTCTTGTTTTAATATATCTAAATCATCTAATATTACATATAACTTTTTAATATCAAATAAGTTATTTACATTTAAACTATTATGTATCTGTTTATATTCTTCTATATATTGTATTTCTAGATTTTTGACTTCTGCTATTTTATTTACATATATTTTTTGTATTGCTATTTCTTCTCCTAGAAATACATATAGATTATTTAATTGTTTATCTATTATTTGTTTTTGTAATTCTTGTATATTCATAAATTAACCTCCATCACTGAAAGGCCTACTCATATCTCCATAAAAAGTAACTTCATTTTCTTTTTCTTCTATAGATAAATTAGCCCAACCTATACCATCTTTAAATTCTCTATGAACACACATTTTATTTTTATTTATTTTTTCTAACCTTTTTATCAAATCTTGAACAGTCATTATTTCAACCATTCCTTTCTTATATCAAGCAACCATATATCAAATAAACTTGACTTATTTATTCCGTTTATATTTAATTTTTGTTTATATTTTTCTGTTATTCTTATACATTTACCTACTATATCTGCTTCTGCCCAATCATTCTCATCTGCTGGAATTGCCATTAAATCGAATAGTTCTCCAATACATCTATAAATATACATATTCCAAAACATTTCTAAATCATAACCTTCTCCTATATCTTTTAAATCTATTTTTTCAGCTATCTTAAAACTATTTGCACTTTGTACTTTATATATATTGTTATATACTTTATCTACATAATCAAAAAATTCTTTTGGTTTATATTTTATCAATAAATCTATTTGATATTTATTTTGAGCTGTATGACTTATTATTTTTCTATCATCTAAATCTGCTTTTTCAACAGGAACATCACTTAAAAAATCACATATATCCCTTTCTGTATAACTTTCCATTTTTATTTCTTGACATCTACTTTTTATAGTATCTAATGTATTTTCTATTTGTTGTAATTCCATTATAAAATAAGCATTATTAGGTGGTTCTTCAACTAACTTTAATAAACTATTTTGTGCATTTATACTCATTTTATCTGCATTTTGTATTAAATATATTATTGGTTCTGTTTGCTTATAAGACATTTCTATCATTTCTCTTATTTCATCTATTTTTATTCCAAATTCTACTAATGGATAACCTAATTTTTTACTTATATATTTTGCCAATTCTGTTTTTCCTTGTCCTTTTTGCCCTGTTATAACTACAAATCTTGGAAATCCTTTTTCTATTAAATTATTTATTTGTTTTAATACTTCTTTTTGACCTATCATTTATTTACTCTCCTTTATCTATTAATACTTTTAATTCATCTTCTATTTGCTTAATAGTATTATTTATCCTTTCTTGTTCCTCTTGTTCAGTTTCAAAATGAATTGTAAGAATTAAATTATTACCTTCATTATCAGTATCTAACAAAATTCTATTATCTTCTAAAGCATCACAAACTAATCTTATAATATGTAAACTAGATACTTCATATTTAAATTCATTCTCACTATTATCCATAATCTATTCTCCTTTACATAACATCAATATTTTACTTTCAATTAATACTTTTGGATTTTGTTCATATTTTATTTGATTGATTAATTCTATTATTTCATCTAATATATTAAGCAATAAATTATATTCTACTGTATCATATTCTTGTAAATGTATTGTATTAGGTATTTGTATATAATCATAACTATTATAAATCATATATTTTAAGACGTCTAAAATAAATTGTATAAACTGTTTTATAAATAATTTTAAATCTTTTCCTTGACTATATATTTGCTCTATTATATTTATACTTTCTTTTGCATTCTGATTAGATATAAAATATAATAATTTATTTAAACTTTCATAATCACTTATACCTAATGCTTTTATTACATTTTCTACTGTTAAATTAGTATTGAAAGATAAACATTTATCTAACATACTTATTGCATCTCTCATACCGCCCTTCTGAACACTTTGCAATAAATTGTAAAGCCTCTATTTCATATATAATGGGTATTATATCAGTCATAGCTAGTTCATTATTTTCATTTTCAATAATATATTTTAACCTATTTACTATACCATCAAAACTAATTTTATTGAAATCATATCTTTGTACTCTTGATAAAATTGTTTTAGGTATTTTTTGAGGGTCTGTTGTACATAAAATAAATATAGTTGTTTTTGGTGGTTCTTCAAGTAATTTTAATAACGCTTGCCAGCCTGCATTTGAAATTGCATGGCACTCATCTATGATTATTACTTTGTAATCACTATCTAATGGCTTAAATCTAGCATCGTCTATTATTAATCGCATTTGGTCTATTCCGATTATTACTTGCTCCATCAATCTCAACAGGATTGCCTAATCCTTTATTTATTTTATTTGCAAATATTCTTGCAGATGTTGTTTTACCTGTTCCGGCACTTCCGAACGAACAAATACGCATTTTTAATTGAATTCGTTTCTATTTGATTTTCTAATATTGTTTTTATATATTCCTGTTCAACCAACGAGTCCCAATCTTTTGGACGCCATTTTACACTTAAACTTTGCATACAGTTCACCTTCTTACATTAATTTTTTATATACATCTATATTTATTTCTGTCATATTTCCATGAATTAAATCACCTACTGTGTTTGTATTTATTTCATATAAAAAATTGTTTCGTCTAGCAATTTGATTTAATTCTATTTCAATTTCCTTTATCCTTGTTAAATCATCTTCGTTATCCATCAATATTCACTCCTCCGTTATATTTAATTTTTGCCTTAGTTCACTCAGTATTTTTTGATAATCACGACTAATTTGTGCTTGGCTTAAATTCAACTTTTCTGCTATTTGACACATAGTCATTCCCTGCAACCTATAGTTAATAATTCTCCTGTATCTTGAATTTAATTTTAATATTTCTTTTTGCAAATCTTCTAAACGACTTACATTATCTATATAATCATTCAAATTAAAATCATCTTGTATTACATCGGATAATAATATATCATCGTCTATTATTGGAGTATGTAAAGATATTGTTTTTATCCATTTTTGATTATTTCTATTATACATTAATATTTCATTCTGTATTATTTTATAAGCATAAGTTGAAAAATTAAAACCTAATTCTTTATTAAATGTTTTCACTGATTTAGTCAATGCGAATAACGCTATAGACTTTAATTCATCAATATCTATATTTCCCTTAAATATACTATGATATTTCCATGCTAATTTATAAGCAATATTTATATTATCCATATAAAAATTTTCTTCATCAGTAGTCATTCACATCTACTCCAATTCGTTTAATAAATTTAATATTTGTGTGAATGTTTTTTCATTTAATATATAATAATTTTCTTCGTTTTTTACACCAAAATTAAAAACTAATGCAAAAAATTCTTTTCGCATAGAAAAACTTTCGTTTTTTAATTTATCTAACCATTCTTTTTTTATTGTAAATTGTTGCTGCTCTTTCATACAAGTTTTTGCTTCAAATAACCAGTTTTTATTTTTTCCTCCAACAACATCTCCGCTTTTTAAATAATCCTGCCCCACTATTTGACTGTAATCTACCATTTACTTTTTTTGCTATTTGTTTTTCCTGTTTTCCTGAATACCAACGACTAGAATTTTTATTATTCGCCATCCGATTTCCTCCTATGTGTTATATATAAAATCTAAATTCTTCTTTACTTTTTCTGCACCTTCCAACGTACCTGTATATTCATAAAGCTCTCCATCTATTGTTATTTTATAAATCATTTCATTACATTTTTTAATTTCAATTTTCTTTTCCATATACTTTATACACCTTCCCAAAAATTTATTTAATTTCCTTCATTAAGAAACCTTTAATTTGTTAAACCACCAAAAAGAATTGTGCTGAATCTTCGACATCAATAATATTGCCAGCCATATCACTTATAACTTCAACATTATCGCAATCCAAATACCAGTAATAGCAATTTCCATCTTTCGCTTGATTAATTGTAATATATTGACTCAATCTTTCTATGTCGCTATCATCAATATCATTTATCTCTTTGTAGTACACATTTGCTATTAATTTTCTCTCAATTTCTAATTTCTTTTCAATAACTTTTAAATTTTTCATATCCTTTACCTACCTTTTCAAAATTTAATTATTTCTTACTATGTATTTATTGTACTATATTATAATAAATTTGTCAATAGTATTTTAAAATTATTTTAGCTTATTTTATAAAAAGCCAGAAGTGTTTATTCTTCTAGCTTTTCTACTAAATCATCTTTTATTAAATTATATAATATATCTCCAACCATTTTACCCGAATTATAAGAAATTAATCTACTATTTTTATCAATTACAACTTGTGAATTTTCAGTAATTGTTTCATAAAGATAATAATATGATTGAATACCTTCAATGAAATTATATCTTTGTTTCAAAATATTTATATTAACATCATCTTTAATTTTTAGCATGTTAATTAGTCAACCTTCCATTTACTTGTTTATATATTAAATTAAAAATATCAGGTCTATTTTTTAAATATTCTAATAAATTTGCTTTACCCTGAAATTTTAATTCTTGTATTGAATCTCCATTTTCCGTTGATACTTTTTCTGTTAGTAATTCTCCTGTTTCTATATCCATTATATCAAAATATGAACCTCTTTTTCTTATTATATCATACCAGCATGCTAATTCTACTGTATCATTTAATATATCTACTCCTGTATCATATTTTAATGTATAATATCCATTTAATCTATCTGGTTTTACTGCTTTATCTTTTACTATTGCTATTTCTATTAAATTTCCTGCTGGAGATGTTGAACTTCTTTTGATACTAGTATTATTTTCATCTATATAATCACCTTTTTTGAATATGAATCTAAAAGTACATAAATGTTTCCAACCTTTTCCACCTGTTGTTATAACCCTATTAAACCCAGCCATATCTTCTCTAACTTGATTTATTCCCAATAATATACAGCCAGTTCTAGCACATATCATTTGTGCTTTTTTTCCAAAAATCGTTAATGCACTTGCTATTCCTCCATAAGTCTTTTCTTGTACATCTTTATCATAAGCCTGTTGACTTACCATAACTCCTAAGCTATCTATTACTACAAGCCCTACTTCTCCAGTTTCCATCATTTTTAATAACATATCAAATATTTCTTCTGCTGATTGTGCCATTGGTTTTAATAATATTAGCTCATCTGTATCTACACCTAATTTTTTAGCCCATTGTTCATCTAATGTATTTTCACAGTCACAATATATTACTTTTTTAATTTCTGCATTCTCATCTTTTTTCTTTTCTTCTTTATATTCTTTTTTAAATTGTTTTTGTGCATTTGCAACTAAATCCAAAGCAGTCGTCGTTTTTCCGTCCGATTTTCTTCTCCTGCAAATTCTATAACTGTTCCTTTTGGTATTCCGACCGATACGTCATGTAATTTATTAAGGGTGACGAAAATTTTATATTTTGCCAATTTCTTTTTGGAATACCTTTACTTATTACTGGTATATCTTCTTTTTTATTTAGGGCACGAATAATTGAATCCAATTCACTCATATTAAAATCTCCTATCTATCAATTCATTGTATAAATCTTTTAATAATTCGTATTTAGCCTGTAATCTTATAATTTGTGCTTGTAGATTTTGATTTTTAGCAATTAATGCTTGATTTGTTAAATTTGACTTATTTTCTTCATCAGACATATAATTACATTCCTTTCATATAAAATTGCTTTAAAACTAATTCTTGTCAAAATTAAGCCTATTTTTCTTTAAATATACAACCCCATTATTTTCTTCTACTATTTTGATAAAATCTTCAAATGTTGTTTTTGCGGGTATTACAAATTTTTCTCCAACTATCCAAGCGACTTCTCCCCTATTTATAGTGTCTACACTATAAGGACTATTTGTATAATTATCACAAGGTAATTTTACCCATTCATTAGGAAATTCATAATATAATGTTTTTAATTCTATTTTATGTCTTCTTACTTTTCTTGATGATGTTTCTATAGAATCACTTTTATCATCTATAATTTCAGTCCAACTATCATAAGGACTTCCTGCATTATGTTCATAGGGTGAATCATTCCAATCATCACCCCATTGATGTTCCCAGTCGCTAGTAAAATATGCTTTATTTCCATCTATATAGCATAATTCAAATTTTTTATTTTCCATTTTTAAATCTTCCACTATCTATACCTCCTAATTCATATTCTGCAAGTCTTCTGCTAATTACTTTTTTTACACTAGAAAGCAACTCATAAGTTGCATTCATCTTTTCTTTTACAATTGCATAAGCACGAGAATATATTATATGTGTTATTGTTTCAGCTTGACTTGCTAATTCTGATTGACTTTTCTTATCATCAATAGTTCCGTTTTTGTAAGTTTTTATAAACTTCATTATATTTTTCTTGTCTTACTGCTTTTGCAACATCTGTTTTTATCCCTAAATTCTCCTGTGCTTCCCCGACAAAAATATAAAAGGACGGGAAGTTGCATTACTATATCATCTAATTCTTGTGCTGTTGGAGGATGTTTATCATCTTGTAATAAACTTTGAACAAACATAACATAATTATCTAATTGCTTACAATAATCTGCTACTAATTTATTTGTTAAATCATTTATCATTTTACTATTATTATCAATTCTATCTTGTAATAATTCTATTTCTTTTTGATTTATTTCATTTGCTAAAATTTCACTTTTTGACATATTACAACTCCTTATTTAACTCTTTATATATGCAATCTAATTCAAATTTTGATTTTCGTCTTAACGTAGAAAGAGGTATATTTAAAATTCTACTCCATTCCGTAATACAATGACTTTCATTGCCAATTTTAACTATATTACTATTCCTCTTATTATGAGCTTGTTCAAATTTAGTAATCCATTTACAATTATTAGGCTCATAATTACCATTTATATCAATTCGTTCAATAGTTAAATTTTCCTGATATCCATTATTTATTGCCCAATTATAGAAATTTTCAAAATCATGCAACCATTCATTACAAACTTTTATCCCTCTAGCACCATAATCTTTAAAACTATTAGAATTTACATTATTACATCTTTGTTTTATATTTGTCCAAGTTGTATATAATCTAGAATAACTTTGATTATGTTTTATATTATTACCACAATTTAAACAACCACAACTTCTTGTATGACCATTCTTTAAATTATTACTAGATACAATAATATTATTCCCACAATCACACAAGCATAACCATTGAGTCACCTTTTTTCCTTTTGGAGTTATTTTACTAACCGCAGTATCAATAACTAAAAGTTTATAAAATTTTTTATTTTTAAGATTTTCTTTTTTCATTGAATTCATACTCCTGTAATTTCATATCTGAATAATAACTATTATATAACTGTATCCAAGTTGAAAGTTCCATAGTTACAAGCCATTTTTGCCTATTTTTTCTATGGAATACAGCGGGGAATTGTTCTTTTTCTGAATCTTGTTTCGCTTGTAATATTGCATTTTCTAGATTTAGTTTTTCCACCCTTTTACACTCAATATGTATGTAATCTAATCCAACTACATCTTCACCCTCTAATCCATTATATTGCTGTCCTCTTCTTGTATTATATCCATATTCCTTTAATTTGTTCGCAAGTTCACGCTCTCCGACTTGCACCCTTTTTCTTGCTATTTATTTTCCCGCATTTTATATACCACCTTAATCAATCTCAATTAAATCTAATTTTATATGTTTTATGCGATTTTCTTCTCCTTCATTTTTTAAATCTTCAATTACATATTCTAATCCATCATTATAATTATCAACTATCTTTTTAATTAGTTTAGCATTACTAATAGCAGTCATATCTAATATATCCTCCTCAGTTATTTCAACATAACCATCATCACTTAATTTTTTAATAGATATACTACCATTATTAAATCCTAAAACAGTATCATACTCAAAACATTTATTCATAAAATAACCCTCATTTCTTTATTTAATTTATAATTTTTAAATTTTTAAGAGGCGTGTTTTCCAAACTTCCATAAGTATTTTCAACAGTATAATCATTTCCAACACACCAAAATACCTCGTCATTTGTTATAAATTTATGATATTTTCCACATTTACTACAATACAATCCCTGTTGTCTATTACCTACCTTATTTTTATATATTTTAACTAATAAATCATTATTACATATCTTACACTTTTTAGGTAAACCCATAATAAATCTCCCTCAATAATTATATTTATCACAATATTTTTTGTATGCACAATAACTACAAGTTGATTTTGATATATTTGTTGGTTTTGCGGGTGGTTTTAATTCTTGCACACATTTATTACAATTTTCTATTCTTTCTAGCAATTCTTTTTTCATTTCATCTGTAACATGAAATATATATGTTTTTTTCAAACAAACATCTCTACATTCATATAAAAACATTACATCATTTAACCCTAGATTTATTGAATAAGAGATTGCTTGGTCAAAATGACTTTCATCTACATTCTGCCTTTTCATAAATTTATTTGAACTTTCTGTCTTTATTTCTAATATATAATATTTTGATTTATATTTTATAATTCCATCGCATAAAAAACTCATATTCAATTTTGGATTATATAACTTTGTTTCCATTTCTTTTTTGTCTACTATTTCAACATCTTGTATATTTCTTTGTTTTATAAATTCTGCTACATCTATATAAGTACAATCAATATTATTATTTTTCATATTATCTATTGCTTTTTGTAATCGTAAATGTCTATCAGTGCCGACTTTCACATATTCCTGCTAATGAAGCAGTTGTATTAGATTTATCCGGTATTTCTCCAATTATTTGGAAATATGCACTTCTAATACATTTCAACGAACTTGGTTTATATGTTTTACTTGGTATATAATCATTATTATTTTCTGTTTTCTCTATTGAATACTCTAAATCTTGTAAGAATTGTGTTGAAACATCAACTTTTTCATTAGCAATATCTATTAAACGTGCCACGGATTTTAAACTATTTCGCATATTTACTTATTCCTTTCTATACAATCTATACACTTATCAAACCATTCACCTTTTATATTTACACTTTTCCAATTATTTAATTTTTTATAATCTAGTGCATCTTGAAAATCTTCTAAATCATCTATATTATTACTACAAAAATCACACTGTAAAATATAATAATTTCCCTGTTTTTCTATCATAATAATTACTCCTTTATATAAATAATATGAGGGTTAAGATTTGCACTTAACAGATGCTGTTAGTTTTTCATTTACACCTCATTTAACAATAAACCTCACTATTATTGCACACGTTTCTTCGAGTTTCCTCTATTGATAACTGTGTCTACTATTACCATTTAGTGGTTAGTGGGATTCGAACCACACATTACCGACATCCTCTTGCTTTTACTGCTATGTCGTTTGCCTTTCGACTTTCAGACTTTACCATTCAGCACAATATAAAACATAGTGCTACTTTTTCGTCCATAACCACCATTTAGTTTTACCATATCTAATATCAAACTAGATATGTCTATTCCACCACCTCATATATTAGCATTACAAGTATATACAATCGGCTTATATATACTTGTAAAGAATCCTTTTCTACAACTTGGTAGATAGGTTAATTTGATTTTTCAAGCAATGATATAATATGCGTACAATTACCATCTGTTATTTTAATTGATTTTTCTTGACCATATTGTATTTCTATCATATCAGTTGAAACTGTTTCTACTTGTGATTTTAGCATATCTATATCTATTAAGCAATTAAATGATTTTATTTCAGTTTTTTCAATAGCCTCTACAACTTCAATAGCATTTGATTTTTGACTTTGTAAGGTTAATCCATCATTCGAAAATTGTAAATATACACCATTCTTATCGTAATCGCTTATAAAAATTGAAAGTCTTGATAATACATTTAATAGTTCTTGTTTATTTACTTTTATTGTATTTTCATATTTATTTGTTTGCAATAAATCTTCTATTTGTTGAACAGGATAATTTTCTTTTCCTTCTAATTCTTTTCCCGCTATTGTATATTTATCTGTATATAATATTAAGTCATTATCTTTTTTAACTATTTCTAATATTTCTGCTCCATCTATTAATAATATTAACTCCGCCATTTCATTTGAAATTAATATCGGTTCTTTCATTTCCAAATTTTTGATACTACAGATTAATTCTCTATCAGTTGTTATTATATTATTTCCTATATAATACCCAGTTAAACATGGTAATTCCATTGTTTTTGCAACTGATGCTTTTGCTGTTTTTATTTGCTCTTGTATAATTGGTAAATTCAAAGATAATCCCTCACCTTGTATATCTTTTATTTCTGGAAATCTTACCATTTCTCCTTCTTCATTTATTGCTATTTCAAATTTGTTAGTCCCATTTCCTCTAAACTCTAAATAATTTTCTTTATTTTCTAATGTAATATATTCAGTGGTTGTTTTACCAATTAATTTTGCAAATGTATCTGCATTTACTATTGTATAAAAATCTTCAACACTCTCAACTACTTGTCTTACTTTGAATATATTACTTCCATCTATTGTTGTTAATGTTAGTATATCTCCTTTTGCTTCTATACCCATTAAACTTGTTAATGGTAAATTCTTATTATTACTTGCACCTTGTATTGCTTTTGATACCATTTTCTGTAATAAACTTGTTAATATTTTCATTTAATTTTCCTCCTAGAATAATGTATTCTTTAATATATCTGGCTTTTTGTCTATTGTACATTTTGCCAATCTTTCTAAACTTATTTTATGATATTCTGGGTCTATTTCTATTCCGTATGAATTGTCTATTTAATTGTTTTGCTGCTACACAAGTTGTTCCACTTCCACTAAAACAATCTAATACTATATCATTTTCTTTGCTTGAATTTATTATTAAATTTTTTATAATATTTAATGGCTTTATAGTTGGGTGTTTATATATTTGTTTATCTTTTATATTTAACTTTGTTGAATATATAGTATTTTTTGTACCGTAATTTCCATATAAATGAACATTATGTCCCTTAAAAAATAAACAATATTCTTTATCACCTAAATACGTCGAGTTTATCAATGGAGGAGGGTTTAACTTTTGCCATAAAATAATTTCAAAAACACAATTTTTATTCTCAAAATAATCTAGGTATAATTTAATTTGAGCCTTGTTACACCATATATATATATTTATAGTTTTTAACACTCTACAAAATTCATCTAAAATTTGTAAATTTATAGAATTATGTAAGCCTTTTTCTTTTATAATATCTGTATATAAACTATCTCTATTCTTAAATATTCCACACTTATTATCAATACTGTTTGCCATTAAATATGGCGGGTCAGTAACAATTAAATCAATACTATTATCTGGAATTTCTTTTATAAGTTCATAACTATTTCCTAAAGTTATTGTATTTAACATATCTTGAAACATATTTTACCTCTTTCTAAAATAATGTATTTTCATATTGTTTATCTACAACTCTATCGGTTCTCCATACCAACATTTTGATACTTCTACATCACAGTCTATTGGTGTATCAAGTTTATCCTTTGCTGCAATACTCATTAAATATGAAAATCGTTTCTTACATTCAACTGCATTTTCTAAAGGACATTGTGCGAGTAATTCATCATGTATAGTTATTAATAATTTAAAATTTAATTCTTTTAATCTTTTATCATTCCCTATTAATATCATTGCCTTTTTTGTCATATCTCCTGCACTTCCGCTGAATCCTGCTATTAACACATTGCCTTTCTGCATCGGCTATATAACTACTATTATCCTTTATTATTATACCTTCTTTTCTTGCTTTCGCTTTTATTTCTTCTTTTTGCTGTCGCCCGTATGCTTTATTTAATAAATTTGTGTAATATTCGATGGCTTCATAATCTATATACTCATTTTGTCCGCCATCAAAATTTAATGGGTCAAAATTTTTATCTTGTTTTTCTGTAAAATCAAATTCATAACGGTCTAATTGCATATTTGGCAACCTTCTTTTTCTACCCCATAATGTTGTTACATATCCTTTTTCCCTTGCCATTTGTTTACTGTCTTTTTCAAATTTAGGTATTGCAGGAAATCCTTTAAATACTTTATCCTGTATTCCTTTCGCTTTTTCAATACTACAATGTAATTGTTCTGCTATACTATTTATACCTCTTCCATAAAGTAATCCGTAATAATATTGATTTTGCTTGACTTCTTCTTTCTTTACCTTCTGGATATTTTTTATCTGTTTTTTTACCGTTTTCATCTAAATAAAACTCAAGACATTCTTCATATGTAGTATCAAATGCCACCGCTGCAATTTCTGAATACATATCTCTATTTGTTCTAACTTTATTCATCATTTCTTCATCTTTACACACCAATGCTAACATCTTAGGTTCTTGTTGCTTTCCGTTATAAGGCTCGTTAAACCTACTCCCCTTTCGGTGGAGTGTCAGACTATATCTTATACATTTCTGTATCCTCTTGTTTCGACTTCACTTGAAGCCTACTCTACTCGGTTCAATTTATTTTTATAAACTGCCTTTCGATAGTCGTTACACACGATTATTTTCTAATCTTGCTCGGTATTGCCTTGCCCTTTGGTTTAGGTTTCACCGACTTAAAGAGGTTTTACTACTCCCAGTTTTTTAGGTTAAGAGTAATCACTTGACATAAGAACACAACCATCATCAGCTACAAACATTTTTCGTATATCCTTATTGTGGCTAGGGATATTTTGCATATTGATTTCCTGACTGCTAAATCTTCCGGTCTTTGCTCCATATTGGTTAAATACACAGTGTATTTTTCCATCGTTGGGATTAATTACCTCATCTAGGTTATCAATATATGTTGATACTAATTTTCCCATTTCTCTATATCCTAATATTACTTGACAAAATTCATTATTCATTGCCTTTAGTGTGTCACTGTCTGTACTTCTAGGTGACTGTTTTGGGATTGGTTTTTCTCCTAATATATCATACAATAAAATTGCTATTTGCGGAGGACTTGATATATTTATCATGCTACCTAATTTATTATTTGGATTTTTTCTTCTATATTCTTCTATCTTGTCATTGTATTTATCGCATAATTTGTAAAATTCGGCTTCTTTTTCTAATAGCAACTTATTATATTTTTCGGATAATTTATGCCTATATTCAGGGTCTACTTTTATTCCATTGTCCTCCATATCTGCTACTACATTAATCAAAGGCATTTCAATCTGTCTAAACACATCTGCAACATCTGTCAACTCTTTATCAATACATTTTTGACTTGTTTTATCTAAAAATTGCTCTTGATATTTATACAATTCAAATGTTATTTCCGCATCTCTTGATGCGTAAATATAGGCACAACTTATTGGTACTAAATTAAATTTACCTTTTTCAAATAAGTCATTAAATCTTGAAGCCTCTTTTTCGCTTTTCAAAACATACTTATTATGCAAGTCTTTTAAATTATTATGTGGTTCATTTTCGTTTAATAATTTTTGTGCTATATATCCATCCCAATATGCCTCTAAATATACACCTATTTGATGCCTTAATACTCTTATGTCAAATTTGGCATTAAACATTATTAATTTAACCTTATTATCTACAAGCCTTTGTAATTGTTGCTTACAAAATTCTTTTGATAACTGATTACTTACTTTTTCATTTGTTATATAATCTATATGATTTATTGGTATATATACTGCTTTTTGAGCAGGAGTATATAAAGAAAAACCAACTATATCATCTAACATAGGATTTAACCCTGTTGTTTCTGTATCCAATGCTACAATTCCATTTTTAATACAATCATCTATATATACTTTTAGACTTGCTTCATCTCTAATACATTCGTATTTTTCTTTATATTCTCCTAAATGTTCTTCTACTAAATTTTTAATTCTAGTAATTCTTTCTTGTAAACTCATTCCTGCTTTTGCTACTACTTTTGAAGGTTTTTTTGTTGTTTTACTTAATATATTTTTATCACTTTCCTTTGTTGAAGGAAATCCTGGTATATTAAATAAATTCATTATTGCACTTCCTTTAGTATTATTTCATATATACTGAAATTATTTGTATTGTTTAATTTTTTACAATCTCTTATATTTAAAAATTCCCACAATATACTTGCCTCTCTATGAGTATCCATAATTATAGCATTTTGCAAATTATCTGTAACAACTATATTATCATTTTCTATAGATTGCAAATATTCATTACCACTACTTAAAATATACATTATTTTTACTCCTTTAATTTATTCACTTCATCTACAAGTTCATTTATTTTATTATAAAATTGTTGAAAATTCATATTAGCAGTTTTTAATTTCTCATCACTCATAAATTAAAAATTATCCTCCTCATTGTATGCAATTGGTCTGCGTCTTACAGGCATTTCTCTTTCGACTTGTCTTCTTACAGGTTGTTCATGTCTATTTCCTCTTTGTGGTTGTTCCATTTCAAAAGTTCCTGTTTGTACATAATTTTGTAATTCTTCATAAGTTTTTGTTTGAAAACAAATTCCCTCCGCTTTTACTTCTGGAAAATCAGTTACTTTTGCATTATCTGTATTTCCTGGATAAAATTGATAATCTGTACTAGTTTCACCTTTCTTACCAACTCTTTCTACTTCAATTGATGTGCCTACAAGTGGATTATATCTTGCACATAAACTTGATAATTTCTTGAAAAATGTTCTTCCTCTTGTCCATATTTTACTTTCTTTACTACTTTCATCATATACTGGAATAAATAATTTAGCATTTTGTTTATAATTTGCTGCACATAGTGGACAATTATCAACTGGTTCATTATAGGCTCTTAAACATTCAACGTCCATTGTTTTATCTCCAACTTGTACTTCATGCACTGCAACTCCTTCTAAATCGTTTATATCATTAATTAAAAATCTTATTTTTGCTGTATCTCCATCATCTTTTAGACTAAAATAATTTGACTTTGGAGCTCCATAAAACTCACTTTCGTTATAATTAAATCTTGCCATAATTAATCATTCTCCTTTACTATAAATTTTATACCCGTTCTGTCTTCATTTTCCACTTGTACATCTGCAAATGCTGGTATACAAATTAAATCCTTTCCGCTTGGTGCTACAAATCCTCTTGCTATTGCTATTGCTTTTACTGCTTGATTTACTGCTCCCGCTCCTATTGCTTGTAATTCTACCTTTCCATTTTCCTTTAGCATTCCTGCTATTGCTCCTGCTACTGAATTTGCGTTTGAATTTGTTGAAATTTTTAATGTTTTCATTGTTTTTCCTTTCCTTTCTTTACTTTTTTATTACTACATAAATCAAATGATTTACGAAATAACCAAATTGATATTTTTTGTAAAATTTTTTGCATTTTAACCTCCTATATAATATATCTATAAATTATGCTAAAATTATACTCGAATTTAAAATTTTTTGCTTTATTTTTTCTAATCTTTTATATATTGTTATGGGTTTTAATTTTAATATATTTGATATTTCATTAATAGAATATCCAGCGTTTAATAATTTACAATGATATTTTTCTTTACTAGTTAAGTTATAATTATCTAATATTAGATTTTCATCATTTATAGAATCCATTATATCTAAACTCAATATTTGTAAATTTTCTATATCTAAACAATTAATATTAGCTTTTCTTTTTTGCATATTTAATAAATTACTTTCAATACACAATCTATTTTTATAACACTTACTAAAATATGTCATAAATCGTATGTTTAAATCTGTATTAAATGTTAATAAACATTTATCTAATTCTTGTAAACAAAAACTAGCTTTGTCTTCTTCATTAATTATTGGATATAATGTATTTATTTTACACAATAAACCATAATTATTTGAATAAAAATAAGCTAGTATATTTGGAGATAATTTCTCCTGATATTCTTTAATAAGTTGAATTTCATTTACTTTACTTTCCTTTCCTGTTAAAATACTTTTCATCATTTTTAGTGTTTCTTGCATAGTTCTTTACCAACCTTTCCTTTGTAAATTTTATGTTATTATAATATAGTATAATAAATATGTCAATAGTATTTTAAAAGATTTCTTTTAAATTTTCTATTTCGCTCCATGCACATTCATTTATATCCTTTCTATTAGTTGGTAATATAGCATCTGTAATAAGTTTATTTTTTATATTATCTTTTATTCTATATCGTCCTTTCCATCCCGCTGCATCATTATCCATTGCTAATATATATTTTCTACAAGGTAATTTATTTAACTGTTCGAATTGATAATTTGTACCTAAACCATTTAATGCAACTGCATATTTTCGATGAGTCCATAAAGTAATTGCATCTATCATACTTTCACATATATATATTTCTTTCGGAAATTTCTTTAATTGATATAATTCATATATTCCATACACAGGTTTTTCCACAGAGTGTGGATAATTAAAATATTTATAATTTATAGCCCTTCTTGCTATAAATAAACAGTTTCCATTTTTATCCCTTACAGGAAATGTTATACAATCTCTTTTTCTATCATAACCGTATATCAAAAATATTAATTACATTTTCATTAAGTCCGTCTTTTAAACATATATGGGTGATAATATCTATATTGGTCAAGTTCTTTTTCGTCAACATATTGCCTTTTAAAATCGTTTTTAAGCACTTTTCTTTTTGTATCAATATAAACATTCCTTTGTTGTAAAATATCACCTAAAAAATTGTTTTTAAGCCACTGTAAACCAAATTGTCCTAAATCATCTTTTCCAAAACATCTACTAATTAATTGTTCTAATGAACAACTTACATTACAGGTAAAACAATGTAAATATCCATCTTCTTTTCTAATACCGACAACTGGGCTTTCTTTCTTGTCCCTGTTTATGAAATGGACAATTAACCATTAAATCTTCCGGCAATTCTTTTATTGTATTAAATAAATATATTTGATTTATTGCTAATTGCTCTTTCAATTCTTGTATTATATCTATTAAATTTAATTCATAGTAATTATTATTTATTTTAATCATTTATTATATAACCTCATATAATCATCTAAAAACTCCCATAATGCGTCCGTTTTAAACCCGTATAATTCTAATTTTTCTTTCAAGTAATCCATATCAACTAAATCTTCATTATATTCAACTTGAGCTTGTAAACTATCTATTTCATCCCATAAATTCCAATTATCTCTTTCTAATTCTTCATAGCTGTCATCTAAATTATTATAAGTATCTTCTAAATCTTTATATTCTTTTTGTAATTTCTTGAAAAATACATTTAATTGTCCTTTACACATATTATCTATTTCTTTATCAGAAAACATCTTCATCATCTTTAAACTCCTTTTTCATTTTATTTATTTTTTCTTTCCTTTGGTTTGGTTCTAGTCCATCATCATTACTTGGCACATAAATAAAATTTCCCATATTAAAATCAAATTGATATAATAAAGTTTGTCCAGTTCTACCATCTCTATGTTTTCTTACTGATAATTGTAATATATTATCATTTACTTTTTGTTTTATTGCTAATACTTTTGTTGCATTTGCTGCAATTCCATCACTATCTTTTATATTTTCTAAATCAGGTGTTTCTTCTGTATCTTTGTTTACCCCACTTCTATTACTTTGTACCACTACTAATATTGGTATTTTTAGTTCTATTGATAAACTCATTAAATCCTCACTTATATTGGTTAGCATTGTTGTTCGTGTATCGCCTTTATTATATCTTTCATCGGTTAAATAAGTTATTCCATCTATACCTAAAATATCTATTTTATTTTTCTGTACAAAATTCTTTATTTTGCTAACAGTTATCTTTTTATTAAAATCTTGTGGAATTGTTACAATAAATTTATTTTTCTTTTCTTTTAAAGATTTTATATAATCTTCATATCCTATTTGATTTTGTCCGCCATACTAAATTTTTATTGCTAAAATGATTTACAAGTGTATCAAATCTATATCCTATTTTTGTGGCTGACATTTCAGGACTTATTAAACCTACATTATATCCTATTTGCCAACTATGTGATAACATTTTATTTAATATCCAACTTTTTCCTTGTCCTATTCTTGCAAATAATACCACTAATTCTTCACCGCCTTGAAAATCCTTTGAATATTGTGTCTAATTCTTCAAATCCTGTTGTTATATATTGTTCATCTTTTCCTTTTAATTTTTCTTGATATTCATTGAATCTCTGTTCTGCATTTTGTATTATATCTATTCCGTTCTGTCTTTTGTAAACTTGTTAATTTTGGTATTTCCTGCAATAAATATGCTACCGCTTCTTCACTATTTGATTTTAATTTTTCTGCAACATTCTGTACCACTGGTACTGTTTTATAATATAAATATTCTTCATTTATTTTGTCTGTTAAGTATTTATCACTTTCCGTTACCTCTATTAAATTAAATTCTGGGAATTGATTTAAAAATGTTTCTTTATCAGGCACTTTTCCATATTGTTTATAAAAATTATCTATATATTCAAATTCTTCTTCGTATTGCAAAAACATTTCTTTTGATAGATTATTATTTAATACTAAATCAAAATTACCTGTTTTTAATATTTTGTTAATTGACTGCAAAACAACCATAATATTTTACCCCTTAATAAATTGTCTATTAAATAATTTATTACATAAAACATCCTTTTGTTCATATAAATTTCTCCAATAAATAAAATTATTATGATTATCTGCCAACAATTCTTCATATTGAATTTTTAATTTATCATAAGCATTTTTATAAAAGTCAACTAATTCAGTTTGTAACTTTAATTGCTCTAATAAAGGCGCATCTCCTGAATTTTCTGGATAGTATTTTACACTATCGTTATTTTTAATATTATAAATTAATCCACAATTATTATAATAATTTATCCAATATTGTTCTCTTTCGTTTAGCTTATATTCACTACATTCTTCAACAATTTCAAACTTAAAATTTTCTTTACCATATTTATCCCAATCATTTTGTAATAAATTATTTACATGTTTATGCTTATTTAATAAACATCTATGATGTTTTTTTCTATTTTTAATATTTTTAGATTGACCAACATAAACTTTTTCATTCACTAAATTAGTAATTTTATAAATTCCAATCATAATATTTTACTCCTTATTTTTGTTGTAATGCAATTTGTAATTTTTCTTTTGATGTTTGCTTATCTTCGTAACTTTTTAAAATTTTAACCACTTCATCAACTATATCTTCTCCACATAAAACAACAAAAGGCAAATCAAATATATGTAATTTATCTTTTTCTATATGTTGTGCATTATCTTGCTTATGTTCTTTTAAGTAATTAAAATCGTTTTCACTTAATTTCCAACCCGTTCTATCTTCTAATTGCTTTATACTTAAATTTCCGAACATCATATTAAACACCTCTCCTATCATTTCCAAATAACTCAACTACCGTTGAATCGTTGTAAATTCTCGATTTTAATCTATTACCAACTGCATTTACAAGTTCCTCCTCATTAAGATTTCCTGTATATATATTGGATTTTCCTGCTAAAATTCTTTGGTCTATATAAGTTAATAAATTCGTATGATCATAATCGCTTAATTTTCCTGCTGCTATATCATCCCATATAACTAAATCAACTTCTAATAGTTGTTTTTTCGTATCTTCAAATTCTTCATCTTTTTTATTTATTATTTCTTTAAATTTAGTTAAAAAAGATGGTACATGAATAAATAATCCTCTTTGTGTGAATCCATTTCCAGCCCATATTTTATTAAAATATGCTTTCATAAATTTTATTGCCCATGTTGTTTTACCATTGCCAAATCTTTCACTAAATATATATAAATTTTCCCCATTTTTTATAAAATTTTCTATATCTTTTTTTAATTCATTTAAAAACTTATAATTTTCTATATCAACTTTTTGTGGTATTAATTCTACATTAAATTGTTCCCCTTTTGGTATATTACTTGTTTCAATTAAATATTTCATTTCTAAATATCTTATACAATTTAGTTGACAACTATCTTTGTAATTATTACAAGTGTTTTTATACCAACAAGACATATTTACTTATTATCCTCCTCTAATAACTCTTGTACTATGGTGCTATGCCTTTATCCCAAGTATAATCTTCTCCAGTTGCTTCATCATATTCATAATGTTGTACCCATTTATCATAATCATTTCCTGTTAAAATTCTTACAATTTGGTCTATTACCCAAGTTTTATGATGTTCTCCATCTATTTGACCATATTGAAAAATTAATCCTAAAATATTATTATTCTTTTCTTTTTCTTTATTATATAGGTCTTTCCACTTTTTTAAAATTCCTTGTATATCATCTTCACTATCTAATCCTTCATTGATTATAATATCTGTTTGTTCTTGTAGTCCTTTTATCTCTTCTTCGCTCATGCTCTACTCCTCCTCTAGCAATTCTGGATTATCCCATTTATTGCCTATTACTTCTCCACTTCTAGGAACATAATCAATACATAATGTTCCTTTGCTGTCATTTTTTATTGTATATGAAGCTGTTTCCTCATTCCAAACAACAATAAAATTTTCATAATATAATTCTCTCGTTTGATGATTTTCCAAACGATATTTTACTATATCTCCCTCAAATATTTTTGTTCCATTTTTATCTTTTAATCCTGTATATTGTCCTATTGTATCTTCTATAACATCATATCTTGAACCATCTATTGTGCTATTATCACTTATTTCATATACATTACACATTTGTGTTGGTTGTAATAAATCTCCATAAATCCATTCACAATCGCTTTGTCTTTGCCCGTCTAAATTCTATTTCCCTCATTTTTACACTTCCCTTTCTTTCTTTGTAAAGTATTCTATCCATTCATCTTTATTATAACAACGATATCTTCCTAATAATTCGCCGCCTTTTTCTTTTTTAAAATAACAAAATTTTGCTTCTGTTATCATTTCTGCCATTAAATCTATTACTTTATCTTTTTGTTGTAGTTGCTCTTGTTGTTTTTCTATTAGATTTAATATATTTTTACATATATAATCTGGAATATGGCACACACCCTTTTCAGTATTTGTATCTATCCAATATTTAAAATCTCCTATTTCTTTCTTTTCTTTTTCTGACATAGCTCCTCCTTACCACTCCTTATATGTTTTTTCATTATTCATAATTCTTATAATATCTTTCCAATGCTCTCTATATTCTTTAAATTCTCCTATAATATGTCTATTACCTATTCTGTCATCATCAATATAATCTGCAATGGTTTCTGTATAAGAATCTATATAGTTTTGTGCATATTCTTTTATACTTTCTATTATTTTTATAGCTTCCTTTATAGTTTCTTCCATTTCCTTTGCACTATCATCAGCTGCTTTAAATCCCTTTAATTTATTTATTAGTTCTTCCATATTAGTCCTCCTTAATCTTCTCTAGTTTTTATAATAATTTTGTTGTCTTTTTCTTTTATTCCTATAACCTTTTTGCATATATAATCTCCTTTTTTATTATGTACACCTGTCTCGCCATAATTAGCTTGATGAATAGGTGTTTCTAAATCCATAATAAATTCTCCACCTTTATATCCTTCATACATAGAACCATTTACATTAAATGCTTTTCGGTATAATTCATCTGTGTAACATTCTCCTTCATCTGAATATTCTAAAGCTAATTCGCAATAACTTCCTCTCCAACTACTAAATTCAGTTGGGACATTGCCATCATCAAATTCTACTTGTAAAAATTTATCCTTATATTGTTTCAAATCTTCTATTAAGTTTCCTAAATTATATTCTTTTCCACTCATAATTTTTTGTGTATTATTTATATTGTTTATAAAATCTTGCATATTCATTTCATTATTCCTCCTTCTTATGCTTCTTTGCATAAACTATATTTTATTCTCCTTTGTTTAATAATTCTTGTAAAACTTCTTTTCTTATTTTATCTTTTTCTAATATTTCTAACTTTTCATCAGTATTATGAATTGGAGAAGTAACAATATCCATTTTTCTTCTTTTTATTTCTTCTATCTTTTCTTCTATCTCATCTTTACTAACTGAATTATCTAATGCTGATTCTAATTCTTTATTTCTTGCTATTAGATTTTCTATGTATTCACTTAATTGTTGTACGCATTTTGTATTCAAAATTATATCTTCTGTTAAGTATATAATATCTTTATTTTTACTTCTTTCTATTATGTTTCTAGCAATATAATCTCCACCTAATTCATCAATTTTCAATACTTCCATAACTACTCCTTTACTTTATACAGTACTAAATTAAATTGTTCGTGGGTTACCCATTTATATCCTCCTGCGGTCTTATTTTTTCCTGTAATACATTGGCTTATATTTTTTCTGTTTATGCCTAGTTGTTCTTGTACTTCAGTAGCAGATTTCCATTCTTTTATAAATTCTCCTTGTAAACTTAATTGAATAATTGGTTCGTTCTTATTTTCTTTACACCATAACCTAATTGTATCTCTTTGCTTTTTAGTGTTTTTAGCTAAATTCATCTTATAAGCGTGTAATTCATTTTCACTTCTCGTTGCCCATTCAAGATTTTTTACTCTATTATCAGTTTTTATTCCATTTATATGATTAACTGTTTCTTTATTTAAAGGATTATTAATAAAAGACATTGCTACAATTCTATGTACACCATATTTTTTATTAACTCCGTTTTTACTTAACTCGACTCTTTCATATCCCTCTTTGCCTATAAATGTCTTTTTTATTATTTCTTTTACATTTCTTTCACTTTTTTGATATTTTGTTTTTCTTTTTAAGGATTTTATTTTGCCTAAATTACTAATTTGATATAAACCTTCATATCCGAGGAATATCTTTCCATACTTCTCCAACTTTTATTTCCTTATCTTCTTCCCACTCTACTCCATTTAGTTTTCTTGTCGCTCTTAATTCTTCATCATCTAAATCAAATGCCATAATCTCTACTTCCTTTCTTTTAATTCTAATAAATCCACCTTATATTACATAAAATACCAATTATATAATATATAGATACTTCAACTGAAGTCTTTCCATTTATAACCCCAATTATAACTAATATAAAAAACACAATTTGCAATATTTCAAAACATAATTTCATTTACTCACCTCGCATTCATTTTCTACCCTCTGTAATTGTCTTTTTACTTTATACTTCATACAATTTGTTACATTTTCTATATCAATATTATATTTTTGTCTTATTTGCTCTAATAATACTAAAACATCTGCAAATTCTTCAACAATATGTGTATTAGCATGATTTTCTAATATAGCCTCAGTTAATTCATATATCTCCTCATTTAATTTCTTTAGTTGATTATTAACTCCATAATGATTTATTATTTTCAAATATTCATTCATTTTTGCTTCTTGCCTTTCTTAATTTATATTCCTTTATAAAAATTTTATCCAATTCTTTTCTACTGAAAATAAAATCTTTTGTACCCTTGTTAATATATACTATATCATCAGAAATTTCAAAATGTAAATAACATTTACGTTTTCGATTTTCTGTTATTTCTAATCCTGTAACATTATAACTACCCATAATTTACTCCTAAACCATAAATTTTATTTTTTCTATTTGTTCATGTGTTATTATTGATTTAACGTCTCTTTGGCAGTAATCAATCTCGCTATCATCTGAATTATAATCATTACACCTAATTACTACCCTTGCCCCATTCAGGTAAACAAAATCATCGACTTTGTCTCCGTTAATATAGTCACCGTTGCTCTACTAAATCAATTATATTATAACTATTTTTGCCTAAGATTATTTTATTAATTTCAGTTATATCAAATTCATCTGGAACAAATCCTGCTCCTACCACAAAACCTGTTTCTTGTTCAATTATAATTTTAGAAATTTTATCAATTTCCCATTTTGTTATTTTTCCATCGTATCGGTTATAAAAATATACAGGTTTTGGTGGATTGTTTAACTTTTCTTGTGTCTCTTTTTTATTCATTCATATTACCCCCTATTTTCAATTTTAAGCACTTTTTATATTTAAGTAATATAATTTGTTGTCTAAACTATAAAAAGTTCTAATTTTGCTATTTTTGTTTAAATCTGCACTATATAAATTGATTGTATAATCAAGTATTATAATTTTGCCAATCAGTTACTAAACAATTTTCGTTAAAATACTCTTTTTGTAATTGTGTCATATCTGCAACTGGTAATTTTTCTAAATACTTTTCTTTTTCTATATCTGACAATTTATTAAACTCAATATCATTTAATGTGCTTTTACCTATATCATGGTTTGCTGTATTATCAAATGTTGGTTTTGAACTATAACTTATTTTTGGTGTTCCTTTAAAAGTATTTTTTTGATTTAAATAATCTTCGAAATGAGATTCTTTAAATAAAGTGCTAGGTTTAACATAATCTTCATACGTAGTTCCTTTCCATTCTTGCCATTTTTTGTCTATAACGTCATAAAAATCATCTAAAACAAACCCATCTTTAAATCTTGCTTTAATAAGTGAAACTGTATCTTTTCTATTATAGGTGTATTTTTTACCTGTGGTTTCATTTAAATAGTCTATAATACATTTTATATTTTCTTTTAATAGTTCTTCTTTTTTAATTGCTTTTATAGTTTTTTCAGATTTATTTAAAAAATCTTCTGTTTCAATATTATCTATATTTTCATTTATTTTATTTTTTTCTTTTGTTTCTTTTTCTATATCTAATTTATTAGATATAGATTTGTTTAATACATTATTTTCAACATCTTGAAAAACAACATCTTGATTTTTAAGTTCTTGTTCAAAAGTTTCAACCTTAAAAGTTTTATTAATTATATCCTGTCTAGGTTCAGCAAATATATAATATGCCCAATCTTTTATTCGCCCATTTTGATAGATATGCTTTTTAGTATGATATCCATTAATTTCTAATTCTTTTAATAAATTAGTTATTTCATACTTACTAGTTCCAGTTTGTTTAGCAATTCCTGATATTGTAAAATCCCAATTATTCGGCAATGATAACATGTATCCTAAAAGCCCCTTTGCCGCCAAACTAATTTCTTTATTTTGTAAAAAATCATTTTTTAGTATGGTTGTTTTATTGAAAATTAATTTTTTAAATATAGGCATAGTTATTTATTCCTCCTCAACAAATTTTATTAATCCTAATTTAAATAAATCTTCAAAAATTTCTGGTATATCAAACAAATCACATGTTGTATTAGTAATTGAATCATATGTGGTTTTATTGTTAACCACGGTCACTCTAAATTTAAAATATCCATTTTTATCTACTAATATTTCCAATATTTTATTATCTGTATTCTTAACTAAATATTCGTACCAAATATTTTGGGTATCTTCAATATTTACTTTTTCAAATCCTAATTCTTCTAAAAAATGAAATGGAATAGCTAATCCATCATGAATTTTTTTTAATTTTAATCTTTTCATATTAAACCTCCTATAAATAAAATAAAAAGTGATATAAGAATTCCGCAAAACTTATATCACTTTTAAATATATATAAAACGATTGTTTATCGTATTTATAACACTATTAAATTGTCTACGGAATTTTATTATAATTATTATACTATATTTTTAATAAAAAATCAATACAATTTATTAAATTTAATCTAATTTTTTTCCACAATATGGACAATATGATATTGGTAATTTGCCTATAAGATGGTGGTCTTTATAATTATTATCATAATAACTTACTTCTGCTAATATATTTTTATCATCTTTATAAATTGCTAAATATAGTCCAATTGTATTATTATCGTTTCTCCATATTTTAGCAGCCAATTTATTATTATCTTTATTTTCACATTTCCAACACATAATATCACCTACCTCAAAAATGTTTTAATTATTTCCTCAATTTGATTGTCTACTTGTTTATTGCAATCATCAATTAATAATTGTCTTTCTTTATCGGCATCAACATCATTAAAATTATCTATTTGTCTTTCTTCTCCGATATTCTATCGTATAGTATTTTTCTTGAATCTTTACACTTGCACGACTTGAAAATTTTATTGTTTTTGGTATTGCTTTTGATATATATTGTTCCATATTATACCTCCTTAAAATGGTAACATATCTTTATCTGTCATATCTAAATCTTTAATAATTTGGTCTAACATATCACAAATTTCGTATCCTTCAACTGTATTTATATCTTTTCCGTAATATTCACATATTCTTTTAGCCTGTTCCATTGTTATTCCATAATATAATAAATTATCACTTACTATCATAATTTATTCTCCTCCTCAACTATTTCATTTCTAATTTGTTGTAAGTTATTAATTAAATCATCTAATTGTTCTATACTATTTATACTAAACCCTGAACTATATTTTGCTATTTTTATATCTGTAATCACATCACAAATTCTATTAATTATTAAATATATAATTATAAATGCTATTATAAGATCTAACCAAAACCATTGGTTTTCCAACATAATTATTCTCCCCTCTTTACGCTAACTTTTAAAGTTATAATTTCTTTTGTTTCTTTATAAGGTGCTAATATTGCAGGGTCTAATTTCCCGTTATAAATCATATCTTCTACTTTATCCCAATTAATAACTGGAACTAAATCAATAGTTTCTTTAGCATCTATCTCTAGTAATTTTTCTATTAAAGCAGGTTCATTAAAATTTTCTCTTTGTTGTATATTCATTTTTGCTATCAATCCATTATCTGTTTCAAATTCTCCTGTATTTAAATGTAACATTAATTCTTTTATTTCTTTATTTGTTGTATCAGTTGCCTTTTTATAAAAATCTAAGTTTGCTTTATCTTGATAATAACCTCTTATAAGAGTATTTAACAATCCTTCATCTTTATTAAATGATAATAACTTTTCTTCATTAAATGTTTCCTCAGGTAATGGCACTTGTATATCTTTTGGTATAATACTTTCAAATTCTTGTATAGTATATTCTTTATCATCTTCAAAATATTTTGTATCTAATAAGGATATTTTTAATTTTAAGCACCATTCTGTTATGGTATGTGTGTCGGCTTGTTTATCAGCGTTAAAATTTGTTGGGATATCATTTATTCCATTTATTTCTCTACTCATTTATTTTTCCTCCTTTTTATATTTCTTAAATAATCCATTATGTGTATGAGGTACCCACTCGCTAAATGCTAATATTGCAGGTATATCTTTTTCATCCCATACTCTATCACCTCTATTTCCAATTATTTCATATTTTGGTAATATAGGCATTCCCTCTTTTTGTAATTGTATTAATATTTCCATAGGTGTTTCATTAATAAATTGATACCATCTTTTTATTGTGTATGCAGTTTTTCCTATCCTAGCTGCCACTTGACTTGTTGTTAATTTTGCCACCTGTATTCACCTCCTCCAATTCCTCAAATAAATATAATATTTGATACTGTTTTTTTATTAATGTATTTGTTTTAATTGCCCTGTCAAAACTTCTAGGTCTAATATTAAGAAATTTAATAATTTCCATTAATGTTCCAACTCTCATAAGCTGTTCTTTATTTTTTAAATCATATACTCCATAAATTCTCATTTGTATACTTCCTTTCTATTTATTTTTTCTTGTGTCTTTTTCTGAATTATTCTTTTTCATTACTATTACAGATAAACTAACTGCTAAAACTAATTCAACAATTCTGGTTATATAATTACTATCTAAATCATAAATATATTTTGCAACTTCTTGAATAAGATATGTTATTTTTGGACTTACTATATAAATTAAACCTAACATCACAATAAATAATATAATTTTAATAATTTTTATTTTACTCATTTTACTTTACCTACCTTTACAAAATTTCCTTTAAAAATAATTCTTTTTCTGCCAACCTTCTTTTTGTTAATCCCTTTTTATATTTAGAACTACCACTTCCTGTATATGCTGTAATATGTTCTGCTATTTCTGTTACTGTTCTATTTTTTGTCAATTTCTTTAAATTAGAATTTCCACAATTAAATGTAAAACTTACTAAAGCATCAAATTGGTTTTGATTTAATTTTAAATTTAATTTATTAACACAATTTATTGCAGTTTCTAAATCTTGCTTCAAATAATCTTCTGCTTGTTCTTCTGTTATTATTTGTCCTTCATGTATACTTGATGTACTATGCCCATATCCTATTGTATATTTTGATTCACCTTCTAATTTATATGCCTCTAAATGTAATCCTTCAAATTTCTTAATTAAATCAATGCAATTTTGTGATATATCATTTATTTGTCTTTCTTGCCTAGGTTCTTCTGCACTTCGACTTAATGATAATTCCTCATGTTCTAGTATAGTCGGTGGCAGTTCTTCATTATCTACTTCTTGAATTTGTTGCTCATCTATTTCTAATATTTCATTAAATAATGGTTTCTGTGGTAATATTGTAATTAATATTGCCAAAATTATATTTATAACTATTAATCTTTTCATTTGTTGACTTTACCTACCTTTACTTTATTTCTTAACCTATATTTATTATACTATATTATAATAAATATGTCAATAGTTTTTATAATTTTATTTATGAAAGTAAAAATTCAATTAACTGAGTTTTATTTTGATTAGTTAATTTTCCGTCTACTAATAAATCCGCCATAGCACCCTTTTTTTCAACCAATTCATGTATTCTTTCATCAATAGTATTTTTGCAGATTAAGAATATTATATTTATATTTTCAGCTGTTCCGATTCTATGTGCTCTGTCCTCTGCCTGTTCCCTTGTGGCTCTTGTCCACGGCTCATCTAAGAATATTACATAAGTTGCTTTGGTTAATGTCAATCCTGTTCCGCATTGCACCAGTAGTACCAATTATAATTTTACAAGTATCATCTTCCATGAATTTCTTTTCTTGAGTTACTCTGTCTTTTGTTTCGCCTGTTATAATAGCGGGATTATATTTTTTGTATCTTTCATAAGTTGGATTAGTCATAGAAGTCCAATTACTGAATATTATTGCTTTATGTCCATTTCCTATAATTTCCTCTAATAATTCATCTAATCGTTCTAGTTTTGCACTTTCTTTTATTTTGCTACTTAATATTCCTGTATAACCTGTTGCCTGTCTTAATCTCATCATTTCAGCAAGTGGATTTACTGCATTTACAACTAAATCAATATTTTGTTTTGTTTCTTGATATACTTCTTTATAGATTTTTTCTTGTTTTGGGGTCATTTCAACATATTCGATTGTATATATTTTTTCAGGTAAATCTAAAACATCTTTTTTTAATCTTCTTAACATTATATCTTCAAATTGTTCTTTCAGTTGGTCTAAATGTTTATATCCCATTACTTGATAACCGCCGAATCCACCCATTATGCAATAATGATTTTTAAAACTGTAAAATGTATGTTTTTCATAACCTAACCATTTCATAGGGGCGTATAAGTCTAATGGATTATTCATTAAAGGCGTTCCTGTCATTGCTATCATTGTTTCTGCATGTAATTTCAATAAGTGTTTTCCTTGAATGCTTGTAACTGACTTTGCTTTGTGAATTTCATCTACAACTATCATATTTATTATTTGTTTATCACATAAAATCTTCAATTGTTTAATTATAGTTTCATCTCTTAAAGTTTCAATATTAGTTATTAAAAAATAAGGATATAAATCATCTAAAATTTGCATATTAATTAAATCTTCAGACCTATTAGCCATATTACCTATATATTCTTTATCTTTCCTGTATCTAGTTCCTAAAATATATGCTTTCTCATTACTATGCTTTTCAACTTCTGCTTTCCAATTCCATTTAAGCCCATTTACACCACATATAATTAAACAATGTCTATAATTTTTTTGTTGTTTCTTTATACAAGCAATATGAATGACCTGTGCGGTTTTGCCACAATTATGAACAATAAAATTATTACATACAAAATTATGTATTCTTTCATTTTTATCTAATATAATATCATATACATCTTGTCTAATATCCTTTTCAATTTTAGTAATTTTACATTCTTGTGGACACAAATATATAGTAGTATGTCCCCTCTTAATTTCTGTAACATTTTCATTAAATTGAGGTAAACTATACATTTTTGTGTCACTATGAATTTTTGCATGTTCCGACTTTGTCAACATTTGTAAATTTTCTAATCTATTATCTGTCTTTATAGCATTTTTATGATGTACTACATATATAGAAGTATCTATTTCATAACCTAGATATTGTTCATATACATAAATATGCTCTAATATTCCATCTTTATAATTTTTTCTTTTTCTTAATGGTTTACCTCGTAATACAACATATCCATCTTCATTTAATTTTTTAGAAATATAATCTCCTTTATATTTTCTGCCATCTTTTAACCATTTATTCACACAAGTATGACAGTAACCTTTATATTTTGCATATTGATATGTTACTAAATTTTCAGTAGTTCCACACATTGGGCAACATTCAATTCCATTATTAAATACAGTATCACCCACAGATAAATTTTGAGCTTCTATCCAACCTTTTGGGGTGTAAATTAGATGGTCAGGAGTACAACTTATATAATGATTATCTGTATAAATTCGTATAGTTTCTTTATACCCACTATAAATTACATCTTTTATACTATAATATCTAAATCTACCGTTTATTAAACTTTTAATTTGCATATTTTTATAAAATCTAGTATTTTCGTTATGAAAATTCTTATATAGATTTTTTAATTTCATTTTTATAGTAGTTTTATCATTTGGACATTTAACTTGTACTTTACAATTTTCGCCTATACAACCTTGTTCATCTCCGTAATAAAAATCTATCATATTTAAGTCCATAATTAATACCCTCTATTTGATGTTTAAATGGCTCTATTTTAAACTTATAGTCTTTAGGTATATAATTATATTCTTTACCGTTCAAAATGCAAATTTGACGTATTTTTACGTAAATCTGATATATTTAATTCATAATCTTTTAATGCCTCTTTCAATTTATCAAAACTTTTAATCGGTAATTCCCATTCTCTAATATTTGGATTATAATATCTAATAGATTGTTCTTTTATTTTATTTACTATTATTGGGTCATAAGGAAATGAAACATATAAACTATATTCTCCATTACATTTATTTGATTTATCTATTTTTATATTTATCAAGTTTACACCTCCAATAAATTATTTACTTTTTCAATATCAATAAATTGTGTATTGTTATCTATTCTATTACATAATTCAGTCATTACTAAGACTGCAATTTCTTCATTATCATAAGTATCAATTAATTCATTTTCTAGCATTAAATTATATCCCATAAATGTATTATCATGATAATGTTCTAGTATTTCGAATTGGTCACCTAAATTAAATTTTACAATTTCATCATTTCCATTTAAAATTTTAATCATACTGATTAACCTCCTTAAATAAGGTGTTTAGTGCTAGTTTAGATAATACCCAACTTATTTGATTGCATTCATCAATAATACAAGGACTTCCCCAATTATTTTCTCTTATATAATAGGTCATACCTATAGTTAATTTTTTATCGTTTATTATATGTCCTCCAATGTATTTATATTTTTTACAAGTATTGTTATCTCTATGTTCAATAATCTTCATATTTCTTTACCTACCTTTCTCCTAATTTAATGTATTATATATATCTACAATAAATTTATCTATATCTGTATCAAGCATTTCTTCCATAGTTTCAGGGTTTGTTATATCATTTTGAATTAATAAGTTTATAATATAGTCCTTTACTATGTCTGAAAATAAGGTAAAATTATTTGATTCTATATTATTAATATTTAATCTTACAAAATCAATAACCTCAATTTCATCATCTTTAAAAACTCCGTTATCCACTAACATAATAGTTAATAAATCCTTTACAATTTCAAAATCTAAAAATAATTCTTTCATATTTCTTTACCTACCTTTCCTTAACTTAAATTTATTATACTATATTATAATTAATTTGTCAATATAATTTTATAAAAATAAAAAAAGAATTATCTAAAACTAGATAATTCAATATATGGAGGTGTGTATAGGAATTGCACCTATGTAAAAAGTTTTGCAGACTTCCTCCTCACTACTCGGACAACACACCATATATAATTAGCCTTATTTCAAGGCTAATTAATAATTGATTTCCAATAACAATAAAGTTTCTCATCTTCGGTATGTTTTGCATCAGAATCATAGTACCAATCTTCTGCCATTTGTATATATCTTTGTAAAGTTTCATTATTCATTTCTTCGCCTAATACGTCCCCAAAATCAGAATATAACATATTCATTATAACATATGCAGATATAATTGGTAAATTAAATTGATATTGATTTTTTAGTTGCTCTATCTCATTTAAAGACCATTTTGCTTTAGGTTGCATTTTATTTACCCATTCTTTTGCCATATTTCCATCTAATACTTTACCCATAGCAATTTCATATAAATCACATTCTATTTTATTATAAGTATCTTCATCAACATCTTTTATATAAAATATAGTGTCCTCTAACACATCTCTTAAATCTTCCATTTTCTTATTGTCATTGGAATTTATTATTTTATCGATGTAAATTTTGTGCATTTGTTGAATCTCCTTTCAACAATTTAATAATTTCCTTATTTTGTTCAATAATTATCTGTAATAAGTCAGTATCTTGATGTTGTAAATATTCTAATATTTGTCCATTATTAACTTGACTTTTATTCATTTGCCAAGATTCAAGCTGTGCTATATTCGCCATTACAGATAAAATAAACCAAAAATTTCTATCTTCATTATTCATTATTAGTTACCTCAATCAAGCAAGTCGTTCAATCGTCAATGACGGATTGTTAACTGTTATAGGGTTTGCTGTATTGTTTTTGATTGTAAATATATCACAACAATTACATGGGACTTGAACTAATATTTCTGCTGCTACATTTTCAAATGTATCAACGGTTGTTCCAGGTGTTTGCATTTCTCCACCTATAATATTTTCTCCTGCATTTGTTATATTTAAAGTTATTTGTCCGGCTACTGTTGGAGATACATTTGCATTAAAATGTATTTCATATATTCCAGGTTTTGTAATTTCAAATATTCCACTATTTACACTATTGAAATTTAACCATCCTTTACATCCATTACATGAACCTGTTCTTACATTAGTTCCATTAAATAAAACATTTGCACCTGCATTTACTACTTGAACGGGATTAGTTGATATCGCATTTATCATTTTTATTTCCTCCTTATTATAAAAAATAGGGATAGAATATATCTATCCCTTGTAAATTTAAGCAAAAATCACAAAATTGTGAAAATAGATATAGATATTATCTAAAATTGCTTATTATAAATAACTTCCATTTCCATTGCATCCGCATCCAGGATTTTGGTTGCAAGTGAATATTGGTGTTCTTCCATAAACTGGTGTACTTGGTACTGGGCAGTTTGAAAGTCTATTATATAGAGCATCTACTTCATCTGCAAATCCTTTTGAAATAAAGGCATTTTGTGCAGTTTGAGAAGCTTGTAAATCTTTCATTAAAGTTTCTCTTTGTAAATCTGCTATCTTATCATTTTTAGCATCTAATTGAGCCTTAACTCCGTCTAATTCTAATTGACATAACTTGTCTAATATAGCCTGTGTATTTGCTGTTGCATTTGTGATGATATCACGAGTGTTATTTGCATCAGCGAAACGAGTTGCATTAGCTTCATTTTGAACTATATTTTGAGTTTGGCAAGTTGCTAATCTGTTGTCGCAGCAGCATTGTGCTAATTGACTTTGTAGCCCATTAAATCCGTTTAATGTTGATATTTGGTTACTAAAGTTTTGTTGCATATCTGCTATTTGTCTATTGTTTGCAGCGATTTCTGAATTATAAAAACCATTTGTAATTGCACTTGTTACGTTAGCAGTACTATTAGCAACTTGACTTGTTACCCCATGAAATCCATCGCATAATTGAGTTGAAATATTATGTACTGCATCTCTAGTTCCTTCAATTTGGTTGCTTAAATGTAATGTATCGAATCCGTTATTAGTGTTATTCATGATTTCTTTTTGTCCATTAGATAACCATGCGTATTCATTATTGAATCCGCCACCAAAACCTCCTCCGAAACCATTTCCATTATTTCCCCATCCGCCCATAAGGGCTAAAATAAGGATAAACCATAACCATGAGCCGTCTCCAGTCATACCATTTCCAAATCCATTTCCGCCATACATTGGCATTACTGGATAAGGATAGCCATAATTTACATTTCTATCAGTATTTCCAACAACTGCTGCCACATCTGCAGGTGACATTCCACTACTTTCCATAATTTAAATTCTCCTTTCTATAATTTAATTTATAATAATTAAAAAATTATTATTTCATGTTTTGAATTTGGGACAAAACATTATCAGGTACCCCTAATTGTTTTGCTTGAGTTAATATTTTTTGTTTTGCCTCTGGGCTTGTATTTCCCATAAATTGTTGAATTAAAGGTCTTGGGTCTCCATTATTGTGCATTAAATTACTTATCATTTGAAATCCCATCGGATTTTTTGTTTCCAATTGTCTTAGATATGTTTGTATTATCGCTGGCATTGGCATTCATAATCGCCCCCTTTAACTCATTAATTTGTTTTTGTAATAATAAAATTGTAGTATCTTGTTCTTTTATCTTTTTGTCCTTTTCATCAAGTTCAATAACTTCCTCTGTACGATATGTTTTAATATTTCCAGCAACATCTTTAACCCATATAGTTGAAAAATCTTTAGTTGTGAAAATACCTGTTTTAATAACAAATGTATTTCTAACTTCATCTATATTATTAGCATATTTTCCCTCTAGTTCAGTTGTAGGTTGTGTTGGTGCAAGTTGAAAATTTTGTGTTATAGGTTGCATAGGTTGTTGCATTTGATTTTGATTTTGTTGGTATTGTTGCATTTGTCTATCTATTCTATCTCGCATATTTTGTAAATCTTGCATATAGTAATTATTATAAGGATTATAACCAATTGCCATTTTTTATTCCTCCACTTTCAAAATTCTTTTAACTTCCGCTATAAATGGTTCAAATTCTATACCATAATTATAGGCAACGCTTTCACCACAAGTTATACCTTGCTCTAGCATTTGTTTAAATCTTTCACGTTGATTTTTTCCCATTCCATAAACAAAAGTAATTGCATAATCTTCAGTACTATATTGGTTTTTTAATACTAATGAGTTACTTTTTGATTTTTCCATGGGTATTTGCATTACTGTATTAACCATATCTTTCTCCTGACCTTCCGTAACCTTTTCTTCCTCTACCATATTCTCCTGTGCCGTCTTCTGGATAGCCTTCATTTTCGCCATAGCCTCCATGATTTTCGCCATATCCACTACGTCCGTCGCCGTATCCACGGTAGTTTCCATATCCGGGGTAGTCATTTCTACGGTTTCCATAAGTCCCGTATCCGCCTCTGCCCATTCCTCCGCTGTACTTATCATTTGCTAGACCTATAACCATGGTAGCAGCCTCAACAAAATCTTTACCAAAATAGCCACGTTGCTTAGCCTTTTCTACTTCAGTGCCCGCTAAATCAATTAAGGTATTCAACATTTTGTCTACCTCATAAGATTTGTCTTCCATATTCTCAACTCCTTTACTTTGTTTTTATAATATTATTTTATTAATCAATTCCAAATAAAAATTTATATATTGTTTACGATTTATACATAAATTGTTTATTAACATAAAAAAAGAACAGTTAGTCTAATTAACTAACTGTTCCCAGAGGAAATTTATGAGAAATTATATGTCGCGTGTATCCATTGCCTTGAATATTTTCTTTCTAATTTTATCTAAATCGCTGTTGATTTTATTTCTGCTAAAACCTGTCATATCGGCTATGAAACCTATACTTTTGTTCTCTAAATAAAACATTCGCATAACTTTTTTCAAATGTTCGTCCATTAGCATTTTGTCTATTAATTCTTCTGCTTCTTTCTTTGTAGCCACACTAAAGAATTGATTAATTTGTTTTGAAAGTTGACTCATTATATCATCATCCTTTATTTGTAGGTGTATTTTTTCCTAGTTATTATTTTTGAATAAGCATATTTTGTTGTAATAACGCCATTTCTGGCTATTTGTGAAACTATTTTTTGTGTTTTTAATTTATATTTTGCTTTACTCTTATTATTAGTATTTCTCTTGATAATAATACCTTGTCTTGCTGCCATATATTATTACCTACTAAAATTAATACCACTATTTATAGTAGAATTGTCATCTGTGTCTTGGTAAATAGTTTCAGTGGTTTCAAACTCAAATTGACTTAAAAATTCTTGATATTGAATGTTTTGTTTATATATAAAGAACATAGCAGTTACAGAAACTATTATAATTATAAATAATTCAATTATACTTAAAATAAATATTCTTTTATTATGTTTGTTGCCGTATGTTATGGTATCTTGTAATATTGGTATAAGCATATTATTTATACCTGTATCAACATTTTTAACTTGATTTAATATATCTTTTAAATTTTCATCGTTCATAAAATATACCTCCTATGGTTTTAATATTAACCCTGCAATTATAGCACCTACAGCACCAAAAATTGAACCTAAAATAGCACTTATAGCAGTATCATATCTTTTTATAGGTTTATTTTTTAATTCTTCTATTTGTGCAGTTAAATTTGGGATTGTTTTTTCATTTAATGTTTTTAATGTTTCCATTATTTGTTCATATTGGAAATCTGTTTTTTCTTTTGATTTCTCTATCGTTAATATACGTTTATTATTATCATTAATTTGCTGTTTTAATTCTTCTATTTTCTTTTCTGTTTGTTGTTTATAACTATGTAATTCCTGTTCTAGTAACAATATTTTACTATCTTCCATAGCAACCCCCTATTTAAGTAAATTACAATAAAAACTAATATCATTTTCTAATGTATATGTATTATAATTTGGATAATATATTGATATAGTATCTTTCAAAGTATAAGTTTCTCCTTCTGTGAATTTATGTATACAAAATGCTTTAGTCTTACTATTTACTCTAATAAAAAAATCATCAAGTTTATAATATTTATCCCCGAATAATTTTCCAATCTATATTTGCCACTGAAACATTATCAATTGTGACTGAAGATAAATCAATAGTTTTAATTATTTTGTCATAATTAACTACTTCATATACCCACAAAATAATTGCTAAATACCAATCTGAGCCATCGAATAATAAAGCATTATAACAACTATCTTTTTCTCCATCAGTTGTAATAAGTTTTTTTCCATTTAGTAAAAATATTTGATAATTATTACCTATATGTAATCCACTATAATAGCTATTACGTTCTATATACTGACCGATTAAGCTTCCACCATAATTACCAGTAATGTCACCATTACACAGTAAAGAAATATAATGTGCATCTGCTTCTGTATATGGGGATTTTGGCATTGCATTTACAGTTATACTGTCATAATAACCACTACTACCTGTTTGTGGTGTTGTACTTGGGTTAAATACTGCATTTCCATTGTTTGGCATACTTCCGATATACTTTGTATTATTATTTCCATAAGCAATATTACCTACTAATAAATTAGAATTACTGTTTAATGTAGCGTCTTCTGTAAAAGTTCCTCTCATACCTAATATTGTAATACCACTTTTTATATTTTCTGGTCTAATATTACTATCTATTGCACTTGTAACCCCACTTATCGTTCCACCTTCTGTATATCCTTGTGGAATTGTTTGTGAATTTATACTTGGAGCATACTGTAAAGTTCCATTGTTTGGCATAGTTCCAGTCACTTTTTGGTCATCTACATATGCGGTTTTATTTAATAATATTTCATTAGCATTTGCGGTTGCGTCGCTTGTATCCAATCCACCTATCCCTATTATTCCACCTATCATTATTCTATCACTTCACTTTCATCTTTTGTATTTTCTTCAATATTATTTGTGTCCATTTCTTCATTGTTTTGTGCTATTTCTTCAATAGGTTCTTCTATAATTTCTTCTACTGGTTTATTTAGTATTTCATCGAAATAATCAAATGTTTCTTCATAATCTTTTGCTGTTACTAATCCTTTTTCGTTTAATTCGTCTAGTTTTCCTATTGCATATTCTACTGGATATTCTCCTTTATCAACTAAATTTCTTAATGCTTTTACTCTTGTTGCACTTCTTTTTTCTAATATAGTCATTATGCATTCACCTCACTTTCTAATTGTTCTATTCTTGTTTCTAATTCTGATAATTTATCTACTCTATATTCTACGTCAAATATTGGACTTATTTCGTCTGTACTGTATATATGTGTTCCACCTTTATATGATTTTGCTGTTTTTGATATTTGGTTTAATACTTCGGTTTGGGCTTGCGTGCATGGAAGTAGAATTGGATTAACTAATTGATATATTAACTTCACATTATGAGTTGATAGCCATGCCTTCCAATCTCCTATATTATTAGCAATGTTCTTGCTTATTCTTATTCCTAAAGCTCGTTGATTATTTATATATGCAATTTCTTTATCATATTTATAATTATTATTAACGTTGTATATAAATCTATTACTTATGTATTGGCAACCTGACTCTTCATTCACATATCCTGATACATTTTCAAAATCTCTTAATACATATGCCGATGTATTATTATAAACTCCATCTGTCCAACTCCAAATTTGCCAATTTTCTGTTCCATCTAACACTATTCCCCCTATCACATGTTTCTCATACCATACCCCATTTTCTTTTACAAGTGTATCTGCATAATCTCCTATTTTTCTCATTGGTTGTTGTGTTGGTATTATGTATGTTTGTTCTTGATGTTCTACATAGTCTGTAAAGGAACTAGTGGCTACCATTATTTTTACTTCTTCATTGACAATATTTCCATTTAAAGTATTAGCACCTACTCTAATATATGGTATAGTACCATTGAATGTAATACTTACAGTTCTATTATCTAGTGAACGATAATCATAGTTAGATACTTGTACTGTTTCATTGCTTTGTTTATTTAAAAATGCACAAATATAATATGTTTTGCCCTTTTCCCATATAATACCACTATTTTCAGTGTTTAGTGATATTGTTTGCCATTTTTCACCTCCACTAGTCAAATTGACATTTAATATTGTGCTACATATATTCTTATTTTTCACAGTAACATTAGCACACCCTTGTCCATATGGACTATATCCTGTTGCTACTGTACCGTTGTTCTAGCTTGATTTTATCACTTGTCTTTGCAACATGATAAAGTATATATTCTGTATTAGCAGGAGTAATAAATGTTTTCGTTGCCTTATTATTTGCATTTATCGTAAAAGTTGTAATCTCTTTTATAAATGTCCCATCTGATTGAAAGCCACATATTCTACAATCTCTATTTATTTCACCTGTATTTGTAATAGATAAAGTATATTGTTTATTTTCATTTACAGTATTTTTATATATATCAAAATCACTATTATTTGTTATGTTCCCAGAATTTTGTATTAATGAATTTGTTCGATATATAGTATCCTTATCAAACAAATTCACATTATCGCCTACACTATGTATTTCTTGTGGATAATCTGGAGAAGGTGAAGATATAAAAGTTAATTGTGTTCCAGTTGTACCTATTTCTGTAGTTATTTCTGTTTCTCCTAAATATAATTTAAGTGTTACTGTATGAAATACTAATATATCTCCTTCTTCAATAGTTGGCATAGTAAATTGATAATTTATATTATTATAAGTAAAATAATACATTCCAGTTTCTGTGCCATTACAAGTATATGTTATTTTACTCGTATCCTGCTTACTATTTCCACTTACCCCAAACTTTGCAAATCTCATTTCTGCACTGTCTGTTATATCAATGCTTTCTCCTGTTTCTTCTTTTGTTATAGACAATCCTGCTATATCTTCTTTTAGTCTTTCATTTTCTGCCTCTAATTCTTCCTTTAGTGCTTCGGTTTGTTCATTATAGTCTGTTTTTCTTAAAAATAAACTATTTACTTTACTTCCTGTTTGGTTTACAATATATTCAATTAATTGCTTTCCAACCAATTTATTGCACCTCCTCAAAAACTTCGTTGATTAGTTCATCAACTTCAGTTGTACTCATATCGGCTATATTATCTACTTTTGATTTATATTCATTTGTAAAATCATTTGTAGATAGACTTTTTCCTGTAACTTTATCTACTTTATCGTTAAGTAAGTTATTTACTTCTGTTTTTGTATATACATCAATTTTATTTGCTTTATTGTTCAATAAATTATCTGTATTTGCCTTATTATAATAATCTGAAAGTATATTAGTTAATTGAGTATTACTTACTAACCCATTTATTAAATCTTCTATACTTACTCTTATTATATTATTATTTAAGTAAGTTATTACTATTTCTTTAGAATTATTTTCATAATTTACATTTTTTATTAAATTATTTAATGGTAAATTAATATTATTTGATACATAAATAGTATTTCCCTCTTTATCTTTAAGAATCGCACCTAAACTATAATTATTATCTATTGTTAATTGTATCTGCGCTCCTGTTTGTGTTATTAATGAACGTAATAATATATTATTTTTATTTGTATTTATCTGTGCTAAATCTATTTGACTAATTAAACTTTTACCTGCTTCTTTATCAACTTTATTATTTAATAAATTGTCAGTAGTTGTTTTATTGTATGTATCACTTATATTAGCCTTTGTATTTATAATATTTCGTATTTCAGTATCATCATAATTATTAGTATTATTTATCTTGCTTAATAACTCATTTGTTAAATCATTAGTACTTAAATCCTTTCCTGTTTGTTTATGTACATAATCTGATTTTAACTTTGTTCCTATTTGTTTTATTACATTTTCAATTAATTGCTTTCCTACCATTTTACACCTCCTCAAAGGCTTCGTTAACTAACTCGTCTACTTCTTCTTGTGTCATTTCTGGTTCTACCGTATCAGTTGTTTTCCATACCGTTATAGTTATATTAATATCTGTACCAGGATTTTTTGTTGTATAAATTATTAAATATCCATCAAAAGTATTTATATATCCATTTTTTAATTTATTTTGATTTTCTATTGTCATATTTCCCATTGCTAAATCATAACTTGTTACCGTTTCATCTGTAATTCTATATTCATAATATCCCGTTTGACTATTATATACCCAATTACTTGCAATTAAAGTTAATTCGGTCGAAGTTGGAGCATACCCAGAAACATTATTTTTAAAATTTTCAAAATCTTGTATAGTTGCATAAGTTAAACTACTGTCAATTACCGCAGTTATATTATTAACATTACTAATATATAATTTTAAATCAATCAATTTTTCACTTATAGTTGTTCCTGTACTAGGGCTAATATAGTCAGCAGTAGTACCACTATTCCCATAAAAAACAAGTTTTTCTTCGCTAGTATCAGGGTCTTTTGCAAAAAGTCCAATTTCTCTTAAATAAAAACCAGTTTCAACATCTGTGGTGTTCAAATTAAATCCTATTGTAACTTTTTTCATTGATGTTAAAGTTTGTATATCCAATCTTTTAATATCAACTGTCATTATTTCGTTAACAACATAGGTTAAATCTAATACATCTCCTGTATATTCTCCATCTCCTAAAACAAATTTTGTAAACTCTAATTTCTTTCCTGTTTGTGCTTTATATTCTATATCTATTCCGTCATTGGTTATTTTGAATTTACCAAAATTAGCCATTATACCGCCTCACTTTCTAATATTATTTGCTCACCTTCGTGCATAATCATACCAAAATATAATTCTGTTTCTTCTTCTTCAAATAAATTAACAACAATTATTAAATTTGCTGGTATTAATGGTCTATATAAATCATATATAGATTCCGCAGTATCGTTAAATATATTTGCAACATTAATAGTTAATATATATTCTGCATTATTTAAATTTATTGTATAATTATTTTTTCCTATTAATTTTGTTAAACTTTCTTCTAGCCATCTATATGTTAATGGAACTGTAGTTGACATTTTTGTTAATATCTTATTTCTTCTATATTCTAAATTATCTTTGTTACTATCTAATTCAATATTTAATAATTTTTCCCAGTTTTCAATTCCGTTCTTAGTTGCAACTTTTGCAAAAGTATCTTTAAATATATTTTCAAGTCCTATTTTTAATTTATTTTCCAATTCATTTTCTTCTGTATATATTATATTCAAATATTCAACATTATTATCATATAAAGATGGAACATAATCACTAATTTTCATTTAAGATTACCTCCTCCAATATTGGATAAGGATTTCCGCTACTTGTAACATCTATTGTAACATTATCTGAACTATTATTTATTTTTAAATTTTCTACATTAGTAACACCAGGAACTGATATAATCACACCAATTAATCTAGAAATATATATTGTAATACTTGTATTATCAGCCCATTCTTTTTGAACTTCATTAATATAATTTTTTACTGCATTTTCGATAGGCTCCCTTAAACTTTCTAAAGTATAAGTGCTTTCAAAACTTATATTACAAGATATAGTTAATTCATAAGCAGTTGGTGCTACTACTGTTACTATATGCCCTATAGGGGCTTTTCCTATACCTTCTCCTTGATTTTGTAAAGGGTCAATTAAAGTTTGTATTTCATCTATAACTGCACTAGTTGGTATTTCATACCCACTTGTTATTATTACTAGTTTTACAGTCCCGCCCCCATTCCACGCTGGAATTACTAGGCATGCACCTATACCATCTTGAGATTCTACATATTGTTTATAATCTGCTATATTACCTCCAAATGGAATTTCTTTAACTTTTGCTAAAGCCCTTTCTCTTAATCTTTCATCGCTTTCTTCTTCCTCTCCTGCCTTGTATATTTCCGTTAATGTTGCACTACCTAAATTATTAATACTTTCAAGTGGCAATAATGTTCCATAATATTCATTTCCAACTGAGCCAGCAGTTTCACATTCTAATATATAAGTTCCAATAGTATTAGTAGGCTCAATTACTTTATAATTATACCCACCATATTCATTTGGAACACTGAATCTAGTACCAATATCAATATTCATGGGTTGAGGTTCTTCCTCAGATGTCATAAAAACACCTAATCGTTGAGAATATGTTGCAGATATTCTTTCAAGTCCATAATCTGCAATCCTATTATCTAAATTTTCTCCTGTAGCCGTTAATAAATATGTCTGTTCTCCATACACATCTAAGGCTATATACATTTGTGCAATTTCAGCTGCAAATGGTGCTAAAGCATCATAAATAATTGAGCCTTGTCGTTTATCTAAGTTACTACTTATTCTATCTAAACATCTTCTTAATATATCATCAAAACTATTTCCATTAGAAAAATTAAACATTAACTACCACCTCCATTTGTAAACTACCATATATACTTTCAACATTAAATTTTACCTGTGCTTTATCATTGTTTACTTTGTTTATATCTGTTACAACAACATTTGTTATTCGTAAATCAATAGTTAAAGCCTCCCTTAATGTTTCTTCTATAGTAGCCTCTAAATAATCAAAACCTCTCCCTATATATTGTTGCAATTCAATTCCATAATTATCATCATAAATTAAATATGTATATCTTTCAGTCATTAATATGTGATATATTGCTTGTTTAATTGCCTCTAATTTATCAATAAATCCAATTATTCTATCTGAATTATTTTCATTTATATTTAATTTATATGTTTTAGAAGGTAATTGTATTATTTCTGTTATATTCTCTAATTGATTTTCTATTTGTGGTGTAGTTGCCATTATTTAACCTCCTTAAATTCTACGTTCTAACGCAGAAACTCTGTCTTTTAAACTTTGTATCTCCTGCATATATTTGTCTAGTTGTCGATTACTAGATATAATATCATATATATAGTATGTTTGCCCTGAATTATATGTAGTTGCTACAAATTTATCACCAACTTTTATATTTTCCTGATCAATATAAGTATCAAAATATAAAAAATGCTCTGTTAATGTAAGTTTATCACCATCGGTTAAAACTAACGGATTTATTGACTTAACGGTTAAACTTATCATTTCACTTATTGTATCATTGCCAGATTTTTGCATTAATTTAAATATTCTACTAGCACCATTTGGCATATTTCATACCTCCAATTCTAAATCCATTGTATGAGAATATTTTGTAAATGTGTGAGTACAACTTTTTATCCATAACCATTTATCTATCCCCTCTCTAGGTAATACAAATTTTATACCTCTTCCAATTATACAATCAATTAATCCTTCTGCTTCTAATTTTAAATTTTCAGTTTCCCTATTTTTTACTTTTAGATAATTTTCAGCTGTTTGTTTAATTTGAGAACTATTTACATCATCGTCAGCTTTTTTAAGAAGTTGCAATATACCCCATCTTTTTATATTGTCACTATCTTTGACAATCCATACATCTCGTTTTCCAGATTCTTCATTATCTTTATATATTTTTATTTGGTTAAATGTATCGTCGTCTATAGATTTTTCATAAGTATATGAAGTCATCATTGAGCCATCCCCTAATTGTATATTTGTTTTTTCATAACTAAATTCTGACCATGTTAATACACCAAACCTATCCGCAATAAAATATTGAGTCTTCTCATTTATATCTGCTAAATCTATCCCTCTTTTAATTATTGAATATAATGTTTTATTGTCATATACATATGGTTCAGGTTTATAATAAGAAGGTACTTTTACCTCATATCTAAAACCATAATCATTACATATTTTTTCAAATATTTGACTTGATGTCATATTTGCAATTGTATATACATCATTATTTTTTAAGTACCTCATTTGGTCGTAACATGTAATTTTATAATTTTGTTCACCATCTGTTCCTATTTTAAATATATAACCAAAGAAAAAACCTTTTCCATTTACTATAAATGATATTATACTACCATTTGCAATTTTTAATTTATTGTTTGGGTCTTTTTGTAATATACATGTTAATTTTCCAGCGTCTCCGTCCAATGTCTGTGAAATCTGAATTTGCTCGGCAATATTAGAAACATCAAATATAGTACCATCATTGCTATTTTGTAAATATAATTCAAGTTTCATTTGTTACCTCCTTGTAGGTATTGTAATTCCTGATTTATATGCTTCAATTTTTGCCTTTGCTTTATTAAGTCTATCGTTACTTTCAACCGCTGAACTAGTTGATGTCTTAGTGATTGTTGTATTTTTACTTTTAGAAGTAGAAGTTGATTTTAATTTTGTGACATTTGTAGGAGGATTCCAGCCTTCTGGTAAAGTTAAAACTTGACCCGCCTTTATTATATTTGGATCATTTCCTATAATTTCTTTGTTTAATTCATATAAAGGTCGCCAACCTGCACCATTACCTGTGCAAGCCTTTGTTATATTCCATAAACAATCTCCGTTGTTGAACAGTATACGTCTTAGTTGCTACCTCTGGAGATGGAGCATCTTGTGATACAACTATAGGTGAAACTGTTCTTGCAGAGGCTAAACCAGATAATTGAACATCAACAATTTTTACCCCATAGGCTCTATATTCCTTGATTGATAAACTATAGTATATATCTTCTTCCTCCCCCGCTTTGTGGTCGTATGCAAAATTGTCAATAACAAAATACATATTTAAATCTTTCGGTAGTCCTGTTGTTACTATTTTTGCCACATTATTATTAATATTTTCTGTATTCCATATTTCTTCTATAAATTCAATGCACGTTTTTGGTTTAACACCAGTATAAAAATAACTATCTTGTGCAGGAAAGAAACTATTTATTTTTAATTTTCTCAAACTAGGTTCACCTTTTCTGGTTGTCTTTCCTAAGCCTATAATATCTATATCATTATTATCCGCCCCTCGTTCAATTGTAATTTCTTCTGGGTTAATTGGAATTGTCAATTGTTTTCCATTAAATTGTATCATTATTTGAACTGACATTATACGGTTGCCACCTCCAAATTACCATCATAAATTTCTTCTAATCTATCTGCAACTTGGTCTAGTATATTATCTACGTCTGCGGTTTCTCTTACATCTCCAAAAGTTATAGTTACATTCGGTGTAATTTGTTGATAATTTAATTTATAATCTCTAGTTGCTACATCTAATAATAATTGTATATCCTCATCGGTTAATAATTTGTCGTCTGTAGTTGTTTTTACTGCTTTTCCGCCAGTACTATCAGTACCTATTGCACTATTTAGATTATTCAAATATTTAGAATAATCACCCATTGTACCTCCAGTTAATTCATCTGTACCTATACCACTAAATATACCATATCCTTTATTATATGCATCGTTTACATCTATAGTATTTAATCTATGGTCTACTCTTTCAAGCGTTATTGCTTTTTCATTCTTACCCCATGAATTTACACTTTTTTGCCAACCTTCAAGTGTTTTTGTTGCGTTTGTTCCAAAAATAGCATCCCATACACTTGTTACTGCCTTTCCAATATCTAACACAAAAGAAACTAATTTCCCCATAATGTTAGCAACTTTTCCACCAAAATCATTAAATCCACCAATAGCAAGATTTAAAAATAATTCTATTGTGCCTATAAGTGTATTTATAACTCCATCAAATATTGAAATAATTGCATTTAATATACCTATTATAAAATTTAATATATTTGCACCAACTGCAAAAATTACACCAACTACTACTCCTATTGCATTTACTGTTTCTCCCTGTGCCTTTTTTACATGAATAATTACCGCACTTAATACTGAAATAAATAATATTATACCCCCAATTATCCAAAAAATAGGACTCATATATATTGCTCTATTGAAACCTAATTGCATTGCAGTTGCTACTGCTAATGATTGTGCAACTCCCATGTGTGCTATGGCTTGCAATTGTAAAGCCCTTCTATGTATAGTTGAAATAAAAGTAGAAATTGCTGTTACAGTATTATTGATTTTTTGTGCAAATGTTATTGCCATTATACCCAATTTATATGCTCCCATTATACCTAAAATAAAAGTTAATAAAGGAATAATTGAACCTAAATTATTACGCACAAATCCAATTACATTAGATATACCTGTAAACACTTGAACTGCTATATTACCTATAGTATACAATACGGAAACTATACTATCCATGAAATTTGTAAAATTTTCACTGTTTGCAACTTCATTAATTTTTCTCAATATAGGGTCAAACGCTTTTAAAGCATGGTTTTTAATTCTTGCCATAGCATTTCCCCAACTAATTGGCATGTTATTGAAAGTTGTGTTAATATCTTCCGCTGCATTGAACATCGCATTTTTAATGTCTGAGGCGGTTACTTGACCTGCGGTAACCATTTTATCCAATCCTTCGGCTGTTACCCCATAAAAGTCGCGTAAATATTGTATCATCTGTGGTGCATTTTGTTTGATTATTCTATAATCATTTCCCAGTAATTTACCTGTTGAAAGTGATTGCGTTAAATTGTACATTGTACTTTCTATTGCCGTAGCATCTGCTCCTGCATTAGAAAATGTTTTTTCCAGTAATTCAGCAAAGGCTACAACTTCATCATTACTTCCAAAAGCATTTCTTGCTTGATTTCCTACTCTTCCAACAATATCTGCAATTTGAGCATATTCAGCACCAACTCTATTAGCACTATCAAAAACCTGTTTTTCTAACTCTTCAAGACTTCCCCCGTCATCAACCAATAAACTTAATCTTGCTCTTATCCCTGCTGTTTCATCAGATAATCCAATTAAATTTTTTATTCCAGCAATTCCGCCCAGTGCTAAGCCTAATTTTCCAACTGTTCCAATCATATTTTGCAAAGTATTATTTGCTTGTGTATAATTATTTGTTAATTGCCTTGAGGTATTATTAACATTGCTTAAATTGTTATTCAACTGATTAAAATTAACATTTTGTATTCGATTCATCTGTGTACTTAAAGTATTAATTTGTGTTGATAATGCCTGAAATGTACTATTTGCACTTTGTGCAGCCCTATCAATAGTGTTTAAAGTTCTTGTCATTCTATCTTCTAAAACTAACATGCTAGCAACTGTTGCCATTTATCTTCGCCTCCTTGCTCTTGGTTTTTTAGAATTTATTTTATCATTTTCTTTCTTTTCTTTTTCTAATTTTGCCTGAACACAGGCAATTATAAAAGCCCTTTCTTTTTGAGGTAAATTCATATATTGTGAGGGTGTCCAGCCCATATTTAGTGTACAATACATACATATACTTGCTTCTCCACCCTCTTTAATTAGTTTTTTGCTTCTTCAACGTCATCCTTTATATCATTATCAAAACCACTAATTAATTGAATTTGTTTTGCAAGTTCTGCTATTTCTCCTGCAAGTAATTTTTTTGTTACAAATTTTTCTGGCATATTTGGGCAACCAGCCTTTTCTAGTAATTCTGCATTACGAAAATCAGGATAAACAGTTTGTCCTATAACCATTAATAAATTGAACTTTGTCATGTCAAAATCTATACCTTTTTTATTTATTTTTCCTTGAGATTGTTTCTGATAATCTTTAAACTCTTCCTGTGTCATTGCCTTAACTTTGAATGTGCCTAATCTTTTACTAACAAATACATCTTCAATTATATTATCCACATCTGGTAATGCTAAAAATTTTTCTAAATCATTCATAAAAAATACCTCTATTCCTTTCAAATTTTAATTTTAAAGCACTTTTAATAAATAAAACATAAAAATATATGTCTAAAATATAAAAGTGCTTTAAAATCGATTTTAGTTAGTATTAAGTTAAAGAATTAAAATCTTGTAAAATATTAAAATCATTAAATGTGAAATCAATATCTTGTTCTAATACTTCACTGTCAATATCTAATTTTGCTATATCAATACTATCAATATTGCAACCTAATACTTGAATTACTTGTTTACCAGTTCTACTTCCTGGGTCTTCATTAGTTACCACTATTGTAAAATATGTATCCCTTCCTGTATGTGCATATTCTTCTATCATTTTGGCAAATCTACTTGAAACATATCTAACTGTAGCACTTCCTGTTCCTGTCCAACCTATTGCTTTATTTTGTGTATTTCTTGTACCCATTGCCTTAAATTCAGTTTTATTCTTTTCTACAGTGATTGTGATATTAGATAATTCCATTAGTTTAATTATCTGTCCATTAATTTCTGCGATTGCCTCACCCTCACGTCCATTAACTGCATCTTCTGCTTGTAATATAGTCATAATTTACCTCCTTATAATTATTTTGTCACATTTATAGTTAAATATAAAAATTCCATACTGTCTACTGGTTTTACTGTTATATCAGCAATAATACTATCAATATCATTTCCCTCACTAACAACTACTAAATCTTTATTAAACTCATCTATTGCTCCTCGATTTTGTAAATCTGTTAAATAATTTATTATTGATGATTTAAATAGCATTCTTCCAGTGGCGTTATTTGACACCTTGCCTAAATACGTTGTTTCCCATATATCTTCAATATCTGAACCCATCGTATCCAATTCTCTAATAATTCTATTTTTGCTAAATTCATAGGAACGATTGTTGCTATATGTATGTAATGAATTAATATCCTTTTCAACTTTTATAGTCCCATTTTGATTTAAAGATAATATAAACTTACCGTTTTTAAGTCCTTCTTCTATTCCTTGATTATCTAATGGATTTAGAATACTTGTTGCGTTATTAATTGTTTTGCCAGTTAAACTTTCAGTTATACTAGCCCCAGCGGTTGCACCTGCTACCCACGCTGTAAATGTATTAGCAGAAACTTCTGTAATATTATTGAGGACAACTCCATTTACAACATTTATAATTCCTTCATAATCTGCGTTAGTAGTATCTGCATTTGCTACTACTACTTGTATATATTTTCCCTCATCTTCACGCATAGTTTTAGCAAAATTCATGGAAGCAGTTTTATCTGCTTCGGTATCAGACAATACTGCCATTGTGTTAAATCTAGTTGTTTTCAATAAATTAAAATAACTTGTCAAATTTGCTTCAGCAACCCCATTTGTTCCTCCAGTTAACAATGTACTTGATACAACTGACAATGTTCCAGTTTTGCTAAATGTTACAAAATCATTATCCACAAGTTCACTTGCAGTTGATACAGTTTGTGTACCTACAAAATAACCATTTGCATATGTCTCAACTGTATATAAATCTTCTGCCCTTTTTATCAATATTGCTATTTTATTTCCAAAAGTACCAGCATATTTTGCAGTTACAGTTATCCCATTTTCACCTAATATTTTAGTTGCTTGCACTCCTCCAGAACTATTTTTATTGTAAATCAATAATTTATTACAATTTTCTAATGCTAATTTAATCGGCAATGCTTCACTATCTGTGTTTATTAATCCTATTTTTGCTAAAGAATTTCCATTTATAAACTCCTCAGCGGTTAATTCTATTAGTTTACCTGTTTCACCCCAACTTAATGGCAATATCATTGTGGCAATGCCTCGTTCTCCTACAGAAATTGTAATATCAGATTCAGTTTCAAAATTAATATAAGCACCTGGTCTTACTTTATTCATTGAACTAAATATTCCTCCAGCCATCTTATTCCTCCTTATCAATATATTCATTTAATACTAATTCTTGCATTTTTATTTCTTCTTCTGTTTGTGGTATTGCGTAAACTGTTACATTAAAAAAGAAATGCAATACCCCATCTTCTTTTTCATAATATACATTTTTTATTTTTGTAGGCAATTCTAAATCAAGTTCAGTTAATTCAGTACATAATTTTAAACCTACTTCGTCTAATTGCTGTTGCAAATTTGTTATATTTTCAGTGTTTTCAGCAACCCTATATTGTATATTCATTAAATAATCAAGTTGTATGCGTTTTGTTCCTACTCCAGCAGGAGTAATATTTTGAGTTAATTGCTTAATCCAAAAATTGGGATATACCATATTTGTTACATTTTCTTTATATCTTTTTGAATTGTTGAATATTTCACCTAATTTTATTGATACCGCACTTTTAATTGTTTCACCCAAAATTTCATATGCCATTATATTACACCCCCGCCTCCTTAAAAATTCTAACCATTCTCTATTAAATCTTGCTGGTAATGCTAATTGAACTGTATTTATTGCAATAGTTAATATAAACACACCTTGAAATTTTCCATGTCCATATTCTATATAAGAAGCATAATCCATCGAATTACCTATTTCTACTCGTAAATAATTTCTAATAACTTGTATATCTAATATTGTACTATTATCTGGATCTAATTTAACTCTCTGTTTGCCTGATTTTGATTTACCACCCATTGCTTTTAATTTTATTTGTTGATTGCCTATATACCAACTATTAATCATTGCACCTGTATCAATTAACCCTGTTTGTGAAGTTCCATCAGATTTTGTATAAGTGTAATTTCTTTGAATTTTTTTAGCCTCTCGAACAACTCTTTGTGCTTCCTGCAATAGAAAAGTTTTTAACCATTTATTAAATTGTTCAGTTGCTATATGTAAATTATTTGCCCATTTTTTATATTCTCTATAATCAAATCCACTTCGCATTATATATTTGTCCTCACTTGCATTTCAACTGTTTTCCTTGACATTGTTGTACTAGGTTCTCCTATAACACCTTGATAAGTTTCAATTATATTTCCTTGTATATCTAATTTATAAGCAGTTACTAAATCACCATTTTGCAAGTCTACATCAATATTACAACTAATCTTTAATATTTTATTAACAGGTCGTGTTTCTTGTGTGTTACTTTCGGGATAATCTAACTGCTCAAAACTAATATGACATGGAATATTTGTATATATAGGTATATCAGGTTGTGTTTCCCCACTTGTACCATCTGGATTTTCTATTTCAGTACGTCTTCCTATATTCATTTTATCGGTATCAAATGCTTGCATTGCTTTTCCAATAGGTTCAAAATTAATTTTATCCATTATTATCATCTACCTTTTCTTTAGGTGGTAAATTCACTCTATATAATAATCTATATTCTTTTATTAATTCCTCATTTTCTTCTATTTGTTTTCTCGCTAACATTTCTAATTTTGTCCTAGTAACACTTGAAACACCAAAATTAACAGTTCTATCATATTCTGACATACTTTGTATTTGTTGCATATCTTCATCTGAAGTATTTGAATTAAACTTATCTACCACTAAATTTACAACTACATCTTTTAATTCCCTAGGAAATACCCTTCTTCTTGTTTTTATTAAAATATTACGGCATATCATTGTTATATATAATGTTAATAAATAAATTTTATGTTCATATTCTTTTTGTTCTTCTGTCTTCTCTTCGTTATCCATATATACCTCCTAAAGATATTCATTAACTAAATCGGTTATTTCCTGTTCTGTCATATCTCCTAATTGTTCATCATCACCATTTAAATTTAATATTAACTTTACATCATCTAAAATTTCATCAACTAATTCATTGGTAATTCCATCATAACTATCTGTCATTTCTAATACCTCCATTAATTTCTGCGTTTACGTCGTGCATTGGTATCTTCATTTTCATCTCTATTCTCAGTATTATTATTATCTTCATTTTCAGTTTCTTTTTTTGCTATATTTTCTGGTTTCATTTCTTGTTCTTGTTTCATTCTTCTTACTCTATTAAATGCTGTTAAACTCATTTTAAACTCACCTCTTTATAAAAAATACCTTTGACAATTAGATTAATAATTGTCTAATTATCAAAGGTTAAATTGTTTTGTATAACTAATATTACGATATCTTATGCTTTATTGCAACTAAACCAATATTTTTATCTTCATAAACTCTTTCCCAGTTAGTTCCTGTTGCTAATTCTGCATTTGATGGTGTTTGTCCTGTTGGTGTTCCTTTCCATTTTACACCATTAACATGAAGTACCATAGCCCATCTGTTAATTACATAATCATCACCTAATAAACTATCTCTGTCTGTTTCTGCTAATACTAATGAAACTGGCGTTCCTTCACCTCTTGAAACAACTCCTCTTGCAAATAAATATGAGGTATAAATTGGTGTTTGCCCAGATGTATTTACTGGCATTCCATCATCTACTATGATATTATACCCTAAATATGTTGCAAATGCTATTTTTCCATCTGATGTAGTTGTATATTGAATCAAGTTTTGTTTTTGCAATTCTGTGAATACCGCAGAATGCATCATAATTGCCGTTAATTGGTCTGCGCTATCTCCTAATAATTGTTTTGCATCCAATACCATATTTCCATCAATTCCACCAGTTGCACTTGATTTATCTAGTACATGATTAGACATTGAAGCTGCCGCTAAAGTTCCTTCTATTACACTTATTAATGTTTTTTGCTCTTGTCTTGCTCTGTAATCTGAAAACAATTCAACTATTGCCTTTACTGGGTCATCTCCTGCTAATGCTCCCGCTAAATTATTTGCTCCAAAAGATTTACCTCTATATAATACCGGAGCTTGTACTGCACTTGCTGTGATTTTTCCCGGTGTTAATGGAGTAGTATCTGACAATACTTCATCTGCCCCACTTAAATCATTCCAGTTTGGTAAATTAATAACTTTACCACCACCACTAATTAATTGGTTTAATACTGGATTTGCTACTGCAATCCCGCTTTGTAATATTTTTGTCTTTTCTGCTGTTCTTTCCATAACGTATTTTGCAAATACCTCTGGTACTATTACGTCTGATACTTTTGTTGTTGCCATTTTTAAATCACCTTCCTAAAATCTTAAATTTACTCCCGCCTCCAATGCTAATTTCTTAGCAAGTTCAGGATTATTTCTTATTAATTCACTTTGTTTTGTCAAATTAATACTGCCCATTTTAAAAGGATTGTCTTGTGTATTAACCATTACTTTTTCTGAAGGCTGTTGAATTTCCTGTCCTTTTGGCATATCAACATTGTTTGTAATTACTGTGTTAGGTTGTACAGGTTTTATCATAGACATAACATCTTGTATAGCATCTTCTATTGTGTTATCCTCTGTTTTTAATCCCTTAGCCATTTTAACAATTTTTTCAACATCACTTTCATTTTTACCAGATAATGCAACTAATGCTTTAATAATATAATCCTTTTCTTCAAGGTCTTGTATTAATTTTGTTTTTTCTGTTTGTAAATTTGTAAGTTCAGTTTGTCTTTTCTCTTCATCTGACAAACTATTTTGATATGCTTCTTTATAAGCATTCAATTTATCCTCATCGTCAAGACTTAATCCTAATTGTGCTAATAACTTTTTCTTTGTTTCTCTCTCAGTTGCTCTTCTTGTATCGGCCGCATTTTTGTCTAAATCTTCCTTTGAGTATGTTTTTTCCTCTTTTTTATTTTCTACTTGTGTAGTAGTTGGTTGAGTTCCAACATTTACCTCATTATGAGTAACCTCAGTTGCTAACTGAGTATTATTTTCATTTTCCATTTTAGAAAAACTCCTTTACTTTATTAATATTATATTATATGTAAAAATCTAAAAATTATTACATAAATTATTTATTTAACTCCACCTAGCCATTTACAATATCCTGTTTTAAAATTA